TCCCTTGAACACGACAACTGGCCTATGAAACCGTCAGGGTTATGTCGCTTCTGTCCTGCTCGTCACGATTGTGTGAGTGCTAGGGTTTAACCTGATAAAAAATACTTGACAGGAGCGTAAAGTGTCTTACAATACACCGGAAGGTAAAGTTAAAAGGAAGGTTGTTGAGTTACTGAAGGCAAAGAAGATTTGGTACTTCTTCCCTGCCAACAATGGGATGGGTAAGGCAGGTATCCCCGACATCATTGCCATAGTGGGTGGGATTTTTGTAGGGGTAGAAGTGAAGGCTGACCGTACGAAGAAGCCGACAGAGTTGCAGGTACGGTGCGGTGCTGAGATTAGAGGCGCAGGTGGTGAATGGTTCTTGGTGTGCGATGAAGCCAGTCTGCGTCAGGTAGAACTATACATAGAAAAGAACGGGTGAAGATATGCTAGTGGTTGAAGAAGCCAAAGCACTGGCTCTCAAATTAAACAATCCTGATCGGGTGCTTGAGTGCATCCCGACTGCCAAGCCATTCGAGTACCAAGGCACACCCCTTGTCGTTACTCCGCATAGGCTTGATGAAGTGCGCGTGTTGCGCAACCTCGGTATACAAGCCCCATCACCCATCCTGTATTACTACGACTGGCCCGGCCAGTTCACGCCGTATGACCACCAAAAACAAACTGCTGCGTTCTTGACGCTCCAGCAGCGCGGGCTGGTGCTGAATGAAATTGGTACGGGCAAGACCCAATCATCCCTGTGGGCTGCGGACTACCTTATCAAGACCAAGCAGGTTAAGAAGGTTCTTATTCTTTCGCCGTTGTCCACCCTTGAACGTGTGTGGGCTGACGGTATCTTCATGGGGTTCCCTCACCGCAAGTTCTTGGTGCTACACGGCACAGCGAAGAAGCGTTTGGAAATGTTAAAGCGTGAGGCTGACTTCTACATTATCAATCATGACGGGTTCCCAATCATCAGTGAACATACTCATGGAATGTTTGATCTCATCATCGTTGACGAGGCGGCAGTACTACGCAATCCCTCGACACAGCGGTTCAAGATTTTTCGTAAGTGGATGGAGACAAATCATTCTGCGCGTCTGTGGTTGATGACGGGTACACCAACTCCCAACGACCCCACCGATGCGTGGGCGTTGGCGAAGTTGGTCAACAGTCCATACTGCACAAAGACTTTCACATCGTTCCGTGAACAGGTGATGATGAAGATTGGTCAGTGGAAATTCATACCACGACCTGAGTCTGTAGAGATTGTGAAGAACATCCTACAACCTGCTGTCAGATATACCCGCGATGAGTGTTTCGATTTGCCGGATACCATTGTGCAGACTCGCTCAGTTGAACTTACTGCCGAACAGAAGAAGCATTACACACAGATGCTCCGCCATTTCGTAACGGAGATGTCTGCGGAGGGGACGATTACCGCAGTGAACGAAGCGGTCAAGATTCAGAAACTTGTACAGATTTGTTGCGGCGTTGCTTACGGTGACGACGGGCAGAACATTGAGATTGATGCGACCCCTCGCGTCAACTTGGTGAAGGAGGTAATAGAAGAAGCAGGGGAAAAAGTAATTGTGTTTGTACCGCTGACGGGTACTCTGCATATGTTGGAGAAAGAGTTGAGCAAGCATTGGTCGGTTGGTGTTGTGAATGGCGAGGTGTCCTCGAACAAACGCAATGACATCTTCCATAACTTTCAGAACAACAAACATCCACATGTGTTGATTGCCCACCCCGGCACGATGGCGCACGGACTTACGCTCACCACGGCATCCACAATTATTTGGTACGGCCCGATCAATAGCAATGAAACATATACACAAGCAAATGGTCGGATAGAGCGCATCGGCAAGAAGCATGTATCCAATGTCATACACATTGAAGCAACAGACCTTGAGCATAGGATGTATGAGCGGCTCAAGAACAAACAAAAGTTGCAGGGTCTACTTCTTGATTTGATACAACAAGAAACTGAAAGGTGAAGATATGTCTGTAACAGTAGACGAAGTAGTCTCAGCCTATATCAAACTCCGTGCGAAGAAGGACGCAATGGAAGCCAATACTAAGGCTGAGGTAAAGAAGATTGTCGAGAAGATGGACAAGTTCGAGGGTTGGCTGAAACAACAAGCCGATGCTCAGGGTGTTACATCATTCAAGACAAAGCACGGTACGGCGTTCCTCAAGACCACTGACTATGCCAACGTCGAGAATTGGGATGCTGCGTTCAAGTTTATCCTCGACAACCAAGCATACGACCTGCTAAACAAAGCAGTCAGCAAGGTTGCCGTACGTGGATATATTGAGACGAATAAAGCAGTACCGCCCGGTGTCAACTATGGCACAAAGATAGAGGTAGAAGTTCGTAAACCAACAACCCGCGTGGAGGATTGATATGTTAGGAGGATGGTTCAAAAAGAAATTACAGGCTGCGTTGCGTGAAATGCACGATCAATCGCCTGAGGTGCGTCGCACAACAGCGATGGAGGAAATGTTTGGACGTACTCTACCCACTATAGTTGCGTTCAAAATCAACAATGGTTTTGTAGTGCAAGCACAAGACACGCCTACTATTGCGCAGTATGGAGAACTCCGACAGTCAGGGTTCACCTACTGCAAAGATGCTGAGGCAATCGCGGAACATATCGTATCTTCCGCAGTAAGAGAGAAGATCGGAATACAGCAAGAGATGTTTGGTCAGAGCGTCCCTTCCATGCTTAAACAATCTGTCATATCCGGCGCACAAACTCGCCGTCAACCGTAACGCTCAACTAAAGGAGAAATCTATGAGCAATCTCGTTCCAGTAAATGTGCAAGTTCCCGCCCACCTTGCAGCCCGTATCGGGCAACCATCGGCACTCGCTACATCTATGGCAGGTGGACTCGCCACTGGTGAAGCGTTTCCACGAATCAGCATTAAGGGTTCACGGTTCCGTATTGTCGAAGGTGATGCCGAGACTGTGTTGGACTCGACTACCATTGATGTAGTTGTTGTTGGTGCTAACCCTCGCCTGAGTAAGACTTGGTATGCGAAGGCATGGACACCTGATAGCGAACCTGCTGCACCTGAATGTTTCTCGTTGGATGGTGTGTCACCTGACCCGCAGTCCACTCAACCACAGAATGATCTGTGTGCATCGTGTCCGCAAAATGCTTGGGGTTCGAAAGTCACGCAGCAAGGTCAGCAGATTAAAGCATGTTCTGACAAGAAGCGACTTGCTGTGGTGAGTGCGGATGACCCGACCGGCCCTGTGTACCTGCTTGAGGTAACTCCTGCGGCACTGAAAGGTTTGAACCAGTACCAAAAAGAACTGGCTCATCGCGGCATCGCCCCCGAAATTGTGCGTACCCGTGTATCATTCGATACCGATGCGTCGTTCCCGAAACTCAAGTTCGGTTTCGGTGGCTTTAATGAAGCCGATGCTCAGGAAGCTGTTGACCCGCTATTTGGTTCAGCGCAAGTCAAAGAGATCACTGGCGAAACTACTCGCCAACCTGTAGCAGTACCGCAACTTGCGGCTGCTCCTGCGCCAGTTGCACCGAAACCTGCCGTGAAAGTGGCAGAACCCCAACCCGCTCCTACCCCTGCGGAACCACCCGCTGCTCCCAAGCGCGGTTTCGGTGCAACCAAACAAGCGGCTCCTAAGGCTGCGGCTCCTGCTGCACCTGCTGCGGCTCCTGCTGCTCCTATGGCTGCGGCGGCGTTGGCTGATAGTATTGCCGCCCTTGTCGGGGAGGTAAACTCTGATGACGCCTAAGCAACCACTTGACTTTTCCAAGGTCGAGGCGTTGCGCAAGCATATGCTCCTAACAACAGTTGACATGGCTGCTCTGTTAGGAGTGTCACGGATGACGTACTACGGATGGGTAAGGGGGAAACCCCTGCGCAAATCCAGTGACCAAAAGGTGCGTCAGATGTTAAAGTCACTGCTTGCGATTATGACCGACCATGGCTGGCCTTCTCCTGAAGTTATTGCCATGGAGCAACCGCAACGCAAACAACGCCTTGATGAGATTCTAGAGTCGTACGTATAAGGGTGCGGCGGGGGAGCAATCCCCCGCCAATAGATAGGGGTATCAATGAACACGCTTGATTTTTTGAAGCGGGTTCTTCCGTCAGAGGGGTTATATTGTTCATTCACTGTAGTGGGCAAGTACCCAAAACAGGTTCACCACCAGACGATAGAAGAACTTGCTGCTGAAGTACTGACAGATAGTCAGAAGGGGCACAACACATACTTTGCGATCTCCGCTTTCAATAGCGACGAGAGCAGGGAACAAGCAAACGTCAGAGTCATAAAGACATTTGCGCTCGACATCGACTGCGGTGAGGGTAAACCCTACCCATCGTGGAAAGAAGGGCTGCTTGTTTTATCCGACTACATCCGTGAACTGAATCTCCCCGGCCCGATGATTGTTCGATCAGGCAACGGGCTACATGTTTACTGGACTTTGACTACTGAGATGACGCCACAGGAATGGCGTCCGATTGCTACGGCGTTCAAGGCTTCTGCTGTTGCCAAGTTCAAAGAACTTGCAGAGAAGCGCGGCATCATATCGCCCACACCGAGTAAACCCTATATCGACCCTGCTGTACCTGCTGACCATGCGCGGGTGCTACGTCCTGTTGGAACCGTTAATACCAAAGGTGGCAATACAGTCGCCCTGATTTTCGACGCGCCACCTGTTGACCCACAACACTTTGCGTCGTTCTTCCCTGTTACCTATGGCTCACCCAGTGAGCCACCACCACGACACGCATCTGGCAGCACATTGCTAGATAACCTAGCAGTCAAACAAGATTACCCGCCATCCAATGCTGATGCTGTTCTGAGCAAATGCCAACAGATTAAATGGATGTACGAGAACCGTCACGACAAGACCAAGATAGATGAACCGATATGGTATCGGATGTTAGGTGTTGCAGCGTTCTGCCACGACTCCCATGCAGTTGCTATTAAATGGAGCGAAGGTCATCCTGAGTTCGACCCACAAGCAACCATAGATAAGATGGAGCAGTGGAAGCAGAAATGTACTGGCCCAACATCATGCGAGAAGATTGAAGAAGTACGCCCCGATGGGTGTAAGGGATGTAAGTTCAAAGGAAAAGTTTCCTACCCCACACAACTTGGTATTCAGTATCAGGAAGTGCAGATAGCCCCCGACGCGCTAGACACTGCTGCTTACGAAGTGGAGTTGCCCAAACCATTTAAGAGAACCAACAAAGGCATTAAGGTCAGTATTGATGACGCAGATATTGATGTATGCCCGTTTGATATTTACCCTGTTGGGTACGGCAGAGATGAATCACTTGGCTATGAGGTCGTCCGGTATCACTGGAACCGACAACATATTGGCTGGCAACCGCTGAACCTACGCCAAGCATTTCTCACCGACGGTAGCCGTGAGTTTGCAGGAGCCATTGCAGATCAAGGCATCGTTCTTTTCAACAAGAAACAAACGGAGTACTTCCAATATATGCTGCGCACCTACATGGACAAACTGCGGCAGCAGAGAGCCATGACGAACCTCTATTCCACAATGGGATGGAAGCATGACTACACAGAGTTCGTCATGGGTGACACCATTCTGCGCTGCAATAAAGATGGAACTATCACAGAGGAACAAGTTCTCTTATCCTCTACATCCCAACGCCTAGGGCATGACCTCTACGGTACAAGCGGAAGCCTTGCCGAGTGGCGAGAGTTCACTCGTATCATGCCGAAGGTCAACTTGTTGGGGCAGATGTTTGCGATAGGCGTCAGCCTATCGTCGCCGTTGTATGCCTTCACAGGACTTAAATCCACAACCGTGTCGCTCTACGGGCCGACAGGCTGCGGCAAAACCCTTGCTCAGTTGTGGGGTCAGTCTGTGTGGGGCGTACCTGAGAAGCTGCATTTCGCTGCCAAGTACACACAGAACGCTGTGTTCGCACGGTTTGGTCTGTACTGCAATATGCCGCTGACCATCGACGAAACCACGATGATGGATGTCAAAGATGTTGGTGACTTCCTGTACTGGATTTCCCAAGGTCGAGACAAAGCACGACTGAACCGCAATGCGGAGGAACGTGAGTCTAAAGAGTGGCAAGCCCCTGCCATACTATCCAACAATACATCTATGGGTTCTAAACTTGTGGCATCCGGGATGGAAACCACAGCGCAGATGGTTCGACTGTTGGAAGTTTCGTTACAAGTCCACCCGATATTTAAGTCAGGTAGCACCGCAGGTCGAGACATCTATAACTTCATCTCATCTAACTACGGTCATGCAGGTCGAGAGTTCGTGAAGTATCTGTTGCAGCTTGGGCCTGAAGGTATGAAGGCCATCGTTGATGATGCGTTCAAGACTTTCCCTAAACGCTATCACCACCACTTCACAGGTGAAGAACGCTTTTGGGAACAAGCCATTGTACTGGCTGACCTTGCTGTTCGGCTTGCTTACGAGAACAACATCGTGGCGTTTCCACCTGAGGTCATGACGAATTGGATTCTGAATCAGATAGGTGCGCTGCGTAAGACAGTCATTGACTATCAGAACGATGGGTTCGATATGTTGACTGAATACCTAAACGAACACGCAAACATGGCGCTGACGGTATGGCACACAGGTGACACTAAACCTGCTGTTGATATGCAGCGGTTACCCCGTGGTGAAGTACGTGCAAGGTTCGACTGCCACCGTAAAGACCACTCCTCACAGTTTGACCACGGTACAGTGATGGTTGACCGTACGCACTTCCGTAAATGGCTTGCCATGAAAGGCGTGGACTACCGTGGATTTATACGAGAGATGACTTCTGCTCAGATTGTCGTAACGCCCAAGTCTAACAAAGCCAGTCTCGGTAAGGACAGCCCAATCAAACTGCCTCAGTCCTACGTGATTGCGCTGAACCTAAGCCACCCCCGCCTCAAGGGAATCCTAGAGGACGAGGATATGGCTATCGACAACACATTGCTAGGTCAACTCAAAGTCGTTCAATAAGAAAGAATCTCAGCCGCAGACCTAAGGTCGGTACGTGATGCCTTAGGCGCGGTACGGAGATACCGCTGTGTTGCAGGACGGATGGCCTCGGCGTATGCCTTGGCAGCGTTCTCTTGGAAGTTGGCAATGTAGAGCGGTGTGCCATACGCTGCTCTATTCCAATCTGCTACTGCTGCGTTGATGTCTCTGACTTGATCTGAGTCGCCGGACATACGAGCCTTAATCCACGCCTGTTGATACCCCGCAGAAATCTCACGCTGGTAGTCTGTCATTCTCCGCGCTGTGCGGATGAACTCGTACTGCTGCGCCGCAGCTACAGGATAGAAGCCTAAAGCACGGGTTAGATAAGTTCCTGCGGTAAGGTCTTTGGACACCACGTAACCACGGCGATCAATGATCGCACCCGCGCTGTCGTACGCCAACATGTCGCCAAGTGCGCGACCCATGGTGATTGGGTTTTCCCGCAGTACATCAACCATTGAAATCTTCTCAGAGAACGGTGCTCTAATCGCGTTGGGGATGGTAGATGCTACTCCCCACAACATTGACAGCGATGGGCCACCTATCTCCTCAAGCTCTTTGGCTGCATTGGAACCTGCAAGAAGTAGTCCTGTGCCGGGAACGAAGTTACCGACGGATACCCGTGACGCAATGTCAGCAGGGATGAAGGAGTTCAACACGCCGCGCATGACGTATGGAGAAATCCCCGGTGCGATCTGGTCGAGGTATTTAGCAACCTCATACCGGACGCTACCTGTGATACCTAGTTTCTGCGCGAGTGTGTCCAATAAGTCCTCGGCGTCCTCTGCAAATGGGAAAGCCAGCAGACCGCCGAACAGCCAGAGTGAAACAAGCATAGCTACTTTGCCGGGCCGGTCGAGGCGGTTCAACAACTGAATAGTTGTTGTTGGATACACCTTGTACATATACAAGAAAGACTGCAACCCTGTACGCCACGCAGATGGACGGTTCATCACCGAGTACTCACCAAGTGTGAACTTCAGAGTTTCAACAGCAAAGGCACGGGCGTCAGTAGTCGCTTCTGCTGGGCTTCTTCCTGCTGCAATAGCGCGGTCGTAAGCCAGACGATAAGCTGCAAGACCTAAGCCTCTGCGTACTGCTTGCTCTGTGGAGTTGAAAGTCCACATCATGCCATCAAGAAGTTTCTGTCCTGCACCGGAGGTTACTCGACCACGAGCAGTCGCCGTCAGTGCGTTGGACTGCGCAGGAATCATCACACCTTCACGGATTTCATCTGCGATGAACTTAGCCTCATGCGATCTCAGACCATACTTAGCTTGCAGCTTAGGGTCTTTCGCAACAGCGTCATAGAACTCAGCCGTTTCAAATCCGGGGGTATCTTGCCCGATGTTACCAAGTGAAGTCATTGTTGACTTGCGTAGGCCAACTTGGTTTAGAGCAATACCAAACGCAGCCATAGACTTGGCGAATCCGAATCCGCCACCAAAGGCAGTCTTGGAGTTATAAGTTGCCAGATAAGGGATGCCGTTGGTTACAGCGCCCACATAGTTCAACGCACCCGTAGCTATAGATAAACCCAGTTGGAACACACTGGTATACGCACGGACAGAGGAAGCGACTTCACCGCTACCAAAGTCAGACTCGTCCACGTTGCGGTTATTGTTCAGGAAGGCAAGGAGTTGAGCAGCTTCGTTGTAGTACTGGTTAGCCTTCTCGTATGTACCGCCTTCATTGGTCTTGTTGTACATGAAGGCGTAGCGGTAGTAGTCAACTTTGGCGTAGTGCTTCTCCTCCCTAGTAGCAGTGGGGTTCTTCTCCATTGCTTCCCAGTGTCTACGCTTTGTCTCAAGTACCGATTTGCTGCCATTCCATAGCTCGTTGGATGAGCGCAGGTTACGGTTCATGATCTCCGACAAGCGTGGACGGATGATGACCTTAGCGATTGTGGACGCACGCGCCTCGACATGTTGCATGATAGCTTGCACGCCATCACTGCTGGCCCCCGGTGTGAACTCACGCTTCAAGCGGTTACGCGCACGAGCGTTCTGTTTGGTCAACGCAACCACTACGTTTTCCATCTTCACGGGGTTCAGGGTAATACCGAACTGCCGCAAGCCACGGACAAACTCGTTAAGGTTCAGTTCGAGTGGAGCAGCGATAGAGTTAAGCGCAGCCCCCGGCATTGCGGTAAGTTTAACTTCTTGGATTGTGTACCTGCCAGAAGCCTCATCATAGACTTCTGCTTTGTAAGTACGATCCCCGAACAAGTCTTGGTTCAGAGTACGGGCGAACGCTACGGCCTCATCCTTACCCTCGAACTGAGAGTACACCAACATGTTCTTGTAGTCTTGCTTGAGGTTGACGACTCGTCCCGCTGCGTTAGTTACAACCACACGGACTTGATGATCGCCCTTACGGTTGATCGGGGTATAGCCTGTAGCCAGAGACTTTTTAGTGAACAGATCGGCGTCATCATTCGCCACTTCAAAGGTAATGATGTCTTTAAGGCGGTTCTGGATTGTGAACTTAGCCTGCTCATCCCCTTCAGGGAAAACCAACCGCTGCTTAAAGTCTTTGGCAAAAGCGATAGCGTCATCGGCTACAGTCTTATCGTCAAAGAAACTTGCAAATCGGTCGTAGTCCATCTGTTCGCCAAGAATGATGGCTTTGTTTACTGCCACGATAAAGTCGTTGGCTTTCTCGATACTAGCCGAGTTCAGCATTGGGTCGCCGTTCTCGTCATAGGTTTTGTCGGCAGTGTAGAACTCTTTGTACCTACGGTAGATACGCTGGAAAGCCTGACGTTCTGCGGCAGTCAGAGCATACTTACCTTCTGCGTTTGGTTTAGTGATGTCAGCGATCTCACGGAAGGCCAAGTCTTGATCTTGTAGGAAGCTGCTGTATCTTGCCCACAAGAGTTTGACTTCAACTTCTTTAACGGATTCACGAGCGCGTAGGTAGCCCTTCCAAACTTTGCTATCTTCGGTTAGGTCTTTGATCCCCGGCACGTTGACCTTCTCTTTGACTACTTCGCCTTTGTCGTTGAGATACTCGACATCATAGGAGTAACCATTTTTAGCTTCGGCGAAGGTCAGCTTACCTAGCTCGAACAGACGATCAACTTCAGTCTGCCCATTCTCATTTACGGTCAGCGCCAACTGTCCTTTGTCATCGACATAGAACAGCGGGGTTTTACCTAGCTTACGAACGTCACCGACAGTGGCTACCTTATAGCGCAGTCCACCGTACAGCAACTTGTTGACCTGATCTAGTTCTTCCGTGGTGATGCCACCTACTTCACCAATACCGAGTTTGACTGCGCGATTAAGCAGCACACCAAGACGTTCTTTCTCTGTGACCTTGATGTTCATCGCAAGGTCTTTACCGGAATTCAGGAGGTCGTTAATAGCAGACAAGCCTGCGTTCTCACGGGCGCGGAAGTTGGTCAGGCTAAAGAACTGAGTCACGAACTTGTCTGCCGCAAACGAGAACTTACCGGTCTTATCAATGAAGCGTTGTACTGCCTCGTTGATGGACATTGGAATACCAGCGGCATCGTCCATCATTAGACCAGCCATCAAGTTATCCCTACGTAGGTCGCCTGCCATTGCGAAACGTCCAGACCCGTCAATATCCTGCCCATGCACCATACTTACCATACGCTGTGCAACATCTTTGGCGTCGAAGAACTGCGAGGTCTGTCCATTGCGGGTGTAAGCACGGGCTTGGTTGACAAAGAACCTAGCCGTTTCGTCACCGAATTTAATACCCAACTTGTTGAGCGCACCCTTGATAGAGTTCCAGATACGCGCCAGCAGGCTGGAATCCAACTGTGCTGCAAAGTCCGCGAGGTATTCCTCAGTAGCTTCTGCTTTAGACTGGTCGGTGACCGACATAGCAGCGTCTACATATGACTGAATAGCAGGGCTGAACTTGTAGATTTGCTCCATCAGAGCGTTGAACTGCTTCTCTCCGATCAGGCTGCGCAGTCCGTTGTGACCAATGGCTTCGTGAGCCAGCACGAAATTCAACTGCTGCTCAGTTGCTACGCGGTCAGCAAACACAATAACCGTGTCGCCACCAAAGGAGTACGCCACAGCCGATACGTTATCGAAGTCACCTTGCGTACGAGCCGCAGCAGCACGGGCGTAGAGTTCAGGGTTACGCGCCTTGAGATCAGCTTGATTCTTGTAGATGAATGTACGTGGCTTGACTGCTAGGCGAGACAGGAAATTCGCCACCAACATCTTGATCTTACCCATTGGCACTGGGTTGGTGATCGGCGTGCCGTCATCACGCTCAAAGCGTCCGGTGTCATCACGGTTGTTAGTGCCATAGGCGTTCCAATCATCGAGAGAAAACGGCGAACGGTACTCACCCTTGGCTTGGCCTTCCTCAGAAATCTTCACATCGGGATCAACTTCTCCGCGATCTTCTGCCTCAAAGTTACGTACCTCAGTATCCGATACCTCACGGACATAGACGCGTAGTTTGCCATTGACCACACGGGTCTTTGGAGTACCGTCGTCAAAGTAAGCAGAGATAGGATTGCCGCCCGGTGTTTCCCAGTCCTCAAGTTCAGCAGCCTGTACGTCTGCATACAGTTTCTTCAGCGCATTGATGGCGTCTTGCTGCTGCTTAGTGGTGTACGCCATACGGTTGGAGTTCAAACGCTGAATCTCGTCGAACAACTTAGTGGCAGGATTGCGTTTGGTGAAGTCGTTAGCCCCGTTGTCTTTTGCTTCTGTACCACCACGCTTGAGTTTCTTCAGCGTGTCCTTAGGGAAGTTGTCAGGACGTAGCTGCCCACCATCAAGATACAGTTGGGCGTCGTTTACGCTGATACCAGTAAGGCGGGTCTTGATCTGCGGGAGTAATTCGTTTTCCTGCGCAAACTTAAACCATGGCTTTTCCATGCCTTTGTTTTCACCACGGGTGTACACGGCTTCGATAGTCTGAAGGGTATTGACCTCGTTCAGCACTATTTGTTTGATGAGCGCACGCTCAGTACTGCTCCAGTTCTTACTAGACAGATAGTCACGAGCGCGGGCTACAGCTTCAGCAAGATTAGTTTCTTCCGGCGAGAAGTATGCGTATCTAACCACAGTGGTTAGCGCATCAGCTTTACCTCTGATCGTCGTAGCTTCCTCGACGTTATTGATCTCATCGTTGACTACGCTGAGCGGAGTTATCTCGCCTTTGAGTAGACCTTCTTCTTTCTGCTCGTCAATGTATGACTCAGTTAGAAGATTGGCCTCAGCCATAGTGGCCTTGCCACGAGTGACAAGGTTGCGCCACGACTGCTGGTGAACTGGGTTTAGCTTGTCGAACGTCGGTGCGTTATCAGGCTTTTTATCCTCCCACTGTTCTTCAGCAGTGACAGGCTCAGGCTCAGCTTTTTTTGGCTCGGCCTTTTTCTCAACCTTACCTTTCTTCAAGGTAGCAGCTTTTGGAGCAGGAACAATCTCTTGCTCTTTGCCAGCCTTGACTACATCTTTCCGAACAGCTTCTTGCTTATCTTCTTGCTTCTTTGCTTTGAGGGCTTGACCTTTTCCGGCAGTTTTCGGTTGTCCGGTGTCTCCTTCTCCCACCTTTTCGCCATCTCTGGTTCGTTTGCGTGCATCCAGCGGCGTTGGCTTTCGCTCTTGAACGGCATTTGTTTCCTCCCCTTTATAGACAGTTCGGACTGTCGTGTCTCCAATTTGGTCTAACAAAAATGCACGGTGATGCCCGTCGTTAATATAAAAAGAACCATCGGGCAATGCTGTTACGACTATTGGGTTTTGCGCAGTAAAGTCACGCAGACGTTGTTGTGCTTCGGGGTCTGCCTTAAACGCATCGACCATCTCCCGCATGGTCATATATTCATCAATGTTCTTCATCCCCGCGACATTAGTCAGTATGTCGAATACTTGGGATTCAGTAACACCCTGAGTACCAATCGCACCATTAGGACGCTTTATATTTGCAATAAGAAAATCAAACGATCCTTCTGCTGGCTTTACTTCTTGTTTCTTTCCTCGCTTCAAACCCCGCATATTTTGCGCAGCACGCGCCGCCGCAATAGTATTTGCCGTGACTGGTGCGCCTGTCGGTGGAATCTGGGTAGTGCCTTGCTGCGTAGTCGGTACAACTTGCTGCCGCGTGCCTGCACTCTTTAGCGCTGCTACTGTAGGCTCGCCTTTTTGCGTGAACAACGCCATCTGTCCCATACGACGAAGATCGGCAGGAGTAACGGGTGTTACAGGTGCAACAGGCTCAGGTAATTGTGTACCCACACCACGGCGCAAACCTTCGGCACGAGAAGGACGAGGCAAATCACGGGGTCTAAATAACGGCAACTGCTGAGGGGTACGCTCACGAGGCGCAGTCATCGGCAGTGAAGGTGTCTGCGGTGTGCTTTCCTGCGGGAAAGCCAAATCCAGTTGGCGCTGGTTCTGTGCTGCTTGCGCTAAACGAGCTATCTCTGCCTCGCGCTGCGCAGCGGCAGCAGCCTCAGCTTGCTGAAACGCAGCCTGCCGTGCCTGTTGGTCTTGCAACTGCTGGAGTTGACCAGCCATCTGATTGTTGAACGGAGCCTGAGGTGCAGGTGGAGCGAACTGTAATGCACCCTGACGAGGATCAGAAGTAGGACTACCAAGTGGCTGCGCATTAGGGATAATACCGAGTTGCCGTGCATAAGCGATTGCCTCAGGGTCTTCATTCAGTAAACCAATCTGAAGGTCTTTGACGCTCTGATACCGAACTTGCCCACCCATGCGCGATGCCAATTCCTGCGCAGAGATGCTACCGCCAAATACATCGAGTACACCTTGCGAACCTTGCGTTGCACCGGGCGGGACGTTACCTTGTTGCCGTAGCATTTGGTCGGGGTAAGCCACGCCTTGCGGGGTGACCATCATTGTCGGGCCACCGACAGGACTTACCGGCGACACAGGGCCACCTAGCATTGGCGGTGGCGGTGGCGGCAGGGCAGGGAATTCCCTAGTAAATGCACCACCCTGCATAGGTGCAGCGGGCGGCGTTGGCGGCGGGCTAGTCGGAACAACAGCCCCGCCAGTAGTAGGCGGAGATGGGTCTTTGCCGCTGTCTAGAAGGTTTACTGCTAACTTGTTGTCACGAAGGTTGCTCAGGCCACCAATGGGGCCACCGACACCAAAGCCAGCGGCAAAGGCGTTCAGCAATCGGCGACGCCCTTCAGGAGAATCAATGTTTACGTCTTTGTTGGCGTAGATACCGAGCGATTCTTGGAAGGCTTCAGTCGCACCTTCTGCCAAACCACCAACGGCTGTACCCGTGGCGAGCCGCCGCCCGACTTCAAGGCTCTTACCTCCAAGGGTTTTTATATCACCTAGTGCGCCGCGTGCCATCCATTGAGGAGTACCACCCACACCGAAGATACGACTTGCAGCCAAGAACTCAGCGGCAGATTCAGCCAGACCGTAGGGGATGCCCAAAGCCACAGCCATCAGGCGATCACCTTCACCGTCGCCGCTCTCTAGGGTTTCTCCGTAGATGTCTGAGATACCAGTGGCGATGTTCTGTCCAGTGGTTGCAAGCGTAGCCCCGCCAATCTGACCGGCACGCCTGTAGTACTGAGACAGAGTGTTCTCCGCAGCTTGACGTAGTGCAGCAGCTTCTTGCTGGATAGCAAGCCGTTCTGCTTGGTTCTTTGCTTGTGCAGCCAGCACCGCATCGTAGGGAATCAGGGCGCGAGAAGCCGATGGGTTCTTAATTGCCGCTGCTGCGGTAATACCAGCAGCTTCTTTGAGAAGTTTTGTTTCCGCTGCATCAAGAGCTTCACCGCGCAGATGCTTCTGCGCTGCCAGCATCACACCCTTCTTGAATGTCTCCTTACCAGTCAGCGCCATAATTGCGCCGCCTGTAGCAGTTACAGGGTTCGGGCCACCACCGGCTGCGCCACCTGCGAGGAAGCCGACAGCACCAGTCACAATAGACTCAATAAGATTCGGGCCTTGTTGGGCAAGGTTAGCGGCGAACCAGTCGAACAACCCACGGTCACCGGATGTAACACCCATGCCGTAGTCTTTCTTGTCGCCGATACCTGTGAACTCCCGCTGGTATACCTGATTACGGGACAAGTCTTGGATTTGCTGTTCGACTACGTTCCTGCCAACCTTCTCCATACCAAGGAACTGTAGGCCGTAGCCACCAAGCAACTGAAGATTATCAACTCCGATACCGAAGTTCTTCTTCATCAACTGCCATGTAGTTGGGTCAGCGATGCTCTTAGCATGGGATAGATAGCCACTCACCGATACAGGACGCCAATCACCATCAGGCAATGGAGTACGCCCTCCATCAGGGCGCATATTCTTCAGTGACTCTACAACCGCTGTGTCGTTGTCAGCGTCGAACGTAGTACCGTTGACAAACAATCTGTTGGTTGACGGGCTGTATGCGACCGTAGCAGCAGGAATAAATGGTTGGAAAGCCGGAGCTTGAGGCCGTGGAGCAGCAGCATCAAGAGCGGCAGAATACCGCCCAAGATCAATACCCCCCATACCACTGCCCGGTTGGGGCGTCAGTCCGTAAGGAAGTCCTACCGTCAGTGCTTGGTCAGCCATTTATGCCTCTACTTATTTTCTATTGACATTTAGTCCGCGATTCATTTGGGTAGGTAGAACAGTTATGTTCTCCGCTGAAAACTTACCGTCTGTACCCATCTTAGCCGGGTTCATATCGAACCTAGCAACATAGTTTCCATCTTTTGAGAAGGCCACCAAGCTTTCACCGCCGTCAGGGTTGATAACTTTCTGAGGGCTATCGAATCCTTGCATCTCCATAGCCTTCTTAATAAGCTCCGTCTGGCTCTTAAAGGATTCTACTTTTAGTGAATTGATTCCTTTTACCAATTCGACCTGAACCAACTTAGCGGTTTCTAACTGCGTCTCAAACTGTTTACTATACAGCGCAGCTTCAGCATCCTGCTTTCTCTGCCGGTATGACTGGTCAATAGTCCGCATAGCCATGTCTGCAAGTGTAGCCTTATCAAGTACATTGGCGACACGTAACTCTCCGTCTACCGGCATATACAGATTAAATTTACCATCTGTTCGAGGTTGAATACGAATTTCCTGTCCAGAATACCAAGACCAGATACGCTCAAGCCGCTGGGGATTGTTTGCATACTGGAAGTCATGTAGTGCTTGGTACGTGATAGACATACCAAGATTGTTGTCCACTCCTTCCAAACCTTTCTGGATAGCTTGGTCAGTGGTAACCATGTCTTGCTGATACTTCAACCTAGATTGGTTGATCTGCCCGTCCAGAGTACGAATCTGATCTAGCTTACTCTGAGCTTCTTTAATCAACCCATTACGGCGTGCAACTTCAGCTTCCATAGCCAACTGCTGACGTTGCTGCGAAGCAAGTCCCAATTCATTTTTATAGAATTGTTCGATGGCAGCACGAGATTGCTGGTACTGCTGTATAGCCGTGTTACGCTGATAGAGCAGTTTGTTTGTCTCGAAGTTGTGCTGCTCAGGAGTCATCGAGAGCGCAACGCGCACTCGCTTCAAAACCTCATCAGACTCCAAATCACCAGCGGGTTTAGATACTCCAGCAACTTGCGCAGGAGCTTCTGCCGCTGGCTGATCTTGGCGCACACCCGGTGAAACTTGAACATTCTGGGCATCGGGGCGAACTACATAACGACCAGTGTTGTCTACCTGAACTCTAGCTGTACGTCGTCCATACAAATCTTGATACTGCTTCGGCTGCAAGTGTAGCCCCATCGGGTCTTTAGCGACTGATGGATACAAGTCCATAAGCCTGCCGGTAAACTCGACGTTGTTTGTTTGCGCCAATTGCGATAGGAAATCGTTCTGCCCAGTTGTCGGATTCTTTTGTGTCCCCGGCCCAGTTCCGAAGATCACAGGAACACCGCCTTTAGATTTGATAAAGGCGATCTGTTGTTCTACAGCAGTACGCTCAGCAGGGTTGTTAGGCAAACCTGTACCAAGATAAATGGTCACGCCGTTAAGATCATTCTTAGCCGCGTATTCTTTCAGCATTTTCAGGACAGCCGTAGGGCTTGCACCTGTTTTGTAGGAGCCATCTAACTTGTTTGCCTTCGCAAACCCTTCAGCCAGACTATCACCTATAGCTATGACCTTACCACTTGGGGCAGCCGCAGCTTGCTTGGTGGTTTGTGGAGCAGCTTGTGGCACACCAGTTTTTGCAAGCTGGTTATATTGCGCGATGTAGTTTTTGGTTTCAGTAGGTAGCGCATTGGGATTGCTACCCTTCTTGATCCAGTTGTCTACATTGCCCGGCCCCCAGTTATATGCAGCCAATGCGTAGTAGACATTGTTATCGTAACGATTCAACATCGCTGCAAAATAGTCCCGCCCAAACCGACGGTTCTCCTCAGGAGAATTATTTTGCAGAGGCTTAACACCGAAGCCGGGGTCTTTACCAGTCGCACGCATGATCTGCATTGCGCCCTGTGCGCCTTTAGGACTGACCGCGTTAACATTTCCACGACTTTCAATGTACTCAATGATCGGTACAACCTGTTCTACTACCGAGGAAGTTTTAGTTGCTGCTCGACGCGAGTCACGAATAGCGCCTTCTTTTTTGAACGCGTTTACAAATCCAACAGGGTCAATATCTGCTATCGGTAAAGCGTTAGGGTTCTGGTTGAAGTAGTCAATAGCTTCTTTGCTATTGAACCAGTCCAGTGCCTCAGTAATAGCCGCACGTTTGTTTGCTTCCTGCGCGGTATCAGTGAAGTATCCTTTGATCGCGCCGAACACATTACCCGCTAGGCCGTAGTCACCCGTAGCAAGTTTGTTGCGGATATTTTCACGGGCACGATTAACTGCTAACTGTGCGTTTTGTGTAGCTGCATTGCGGTTAAATCCGGCGAGATTCGGGTCAACCTTTGTATACCCCGGAATGTTGGCATCAATCTCTCCTACACGGCTTCTACCATTAGGAATGAAATCCGGTACGGTTAGTGAAGTGCCTTTACCCTGTGCATTTGCGTAGATTTTTTCACGGATAGCAGCAGGAAATTTACCATTCTGTGCTTCGTAATTTTGTAGGTACGTAGTCGCATCTATTGGTACTTGGTCAGAACCAGCAACCGCAGGTTCAGGAACACGATTTACAGGCTGAGTAGCGTCTTTCCAAGTACTGACTTTGCCATCAGACGCAGGAGCGGGCACTGGAACCGGGGCAGGTTCGCGCACTACATAGGGAGTACGGAAGGTAGAAGCATCCCCCGGCATGGGTTTGTTCGTAACGTCAAACACCGAGGGCGGCATTGTGAAACCTACCGGCTGTAGCCCCGCTACATTATCTTTAACTGTAGGTAAGCGTTGCTGTAGCTCCGCACGTTGCCGCTCTGCGCGATAGAAGTCGTCAGTTTCTTGAACCGCACCCAACATCTGCGGGATACGGCGCATGGTTTGAAACTGCGCATCTTCATTCGCAGGGATTGATCTAAAGAACGCATCAAGTCCAGCCATGCTGTTTCTCCTTTAACCGCGATAGATGTCGCGAGTATCTTTCGACAACAGCGGGTATGTCATGTAGGAAGCCATCTTTGTTGCACCCTGACCGGCAAGCGCACGAGACGTATCAAGTTCACCATACATAGACTGCAACTCTTTCAGTCCGGCTTGCATACCGCGAGGCGCGGTGGGATACATGCTCTGCGCACGCGATAGAGCTTGGTTACGCATATCCAAACCGCCTGCATAGCCACGGTCATATGCGCTGCCCACGTTTGCAGTGAGGCCGAGAGTTGCACGGCGACGCTCAGCAGCGCCATAGCCGGGGCTACGCAATCCTGCAAAACGGTCATCGCGGAATCCTTCTGCCAGTGCTTTTGCACCACGAACTTGAGCTTCGTTAGAAGCCTGCTGCGCCCAGTATTCAGGGTTGATAGCTTTAGCCTGCGTTACAAAATCGTTGTACTCAGCCAGCTTAGCTTGGTACGCTGCTTGGTCTTGACCTTCAAGACGTTTGAGTTCTGCTTGATACTCGTCGATACGTTTTTGCTGTTCCTTACCTGCTTGCGACGCATAGATGCCGCCAATTACTTGTGGAGTCATCATCAAGGTCATGTCTGCAAGTTTGGTAGGGTCAGTTACCCGACCCTTTAGCGCAGCCCAATACCCCGGATCAGTAGCAGCAGCGGGAGTAACAGCATTAGCACCACTTGTCGCTGTGCTGGCAACACCGGTATTAACACCGCCACCACCAGATACATACCCCGGTAGCTGGCCTGCATTTGCTCCGCTATAGTACGTTCCTCCATCAACTGCTGATGTAGCAGGATTTACAGCACCAGATGATCCTGAGACGTTAGCATATTGCGGAGGGTTCGTCGTCGTCGAAAGGGTATTACCAGCGTTGCTTGTGTTTGTAGCTTGGAGATTCTGCGATGCACCCGCGTTGGGGTACTGCGCATTTGCTAACTGTGCGTTAGTAACATCATCTACACCACTAGCAGCAGGCCCACCAAAGAAGCCGGTCTGGCTTTGACCAGCATTAGTTACTGTACCAGTTGGGCCAAAGAAACCGGCGTTTTGGGTAGTTGCTTGCCCAAATAGCGGGTTATTCGTGGAGCCAAACCCGCCCATACCTTGCGTAAATCCACCGCCAATACCGCCCATCAGCGCACTACGACCGACATCTCCGCCAGTTAGCGCCGCTCCAGCGGCTCCAAGTACAGCACCAGTAGCGGCGGAGGCCAGCGTACCGGAGATAGCGCCAGCCATAATACTGGAGCCAAATACCGTGGTTGCAACCATAGGAGCAATAAACGGAACCGCGATAGCAACGACCACACCAAGTAGTCCTTTAAGGCCACCGCCACCGCCCATCTCAGACTCACCGCGAATAGCCGCAGCAATAGGATTCAATTTACCGGGGAACATATCGCGTGTTCCGTACGTGACAAACTCAATGTTGCCAAAGGTGATTTGCTTAGTCATTTTGTGACCTCCGTTAGTTCAAGCCTCATGTGGGAGTAAACCTGCTTAAATCCAAAACGAGTAATCATGCGTTGCATTGCAGGATTTACCCACCCATCAATTACACGTACTCCGTTCATGTAAGCCCATCCGCAAAATTCGCGCCAGAACTTACGATGAAACACAGCTAAATCTGTACCGCCTAATGCTAGGATATTCAGTGCTGGAAGCCGTGGGTACTGTACGACTTCCGCAGCTAGGGCTAACCGGACATCTAGATTAGGGTTTGTACCAGTCTTATCATTGGTGAGGACGAAGATAAAAGCAGCGCGGTTCAGCGCCATGACTTTTATATCTTCAATTTCCAACTCACCGTGCATCGACTCTTTTACGCAACGATCCAACAAAGGCTTAGCTAGAGGCCAAAAGCGATCAATCAGCCGAGCATCGGCGAGCATAAGAGGCTCGTACTCACGCAACGGAGCGTATTGAACTTGCTCGGCTGGTTGACTGTGCATCATGACTTAGACTTTCCTTCGTCTTTGTCACCCTTCTTGTACTTGTCCAGCAACATATCAAAGAAGTCAGTACCTTTTGCTTCGACAACATGCTTGGGGATGACATACTCACCGCCGGAAACACGAATCTGGATGTCGTCCGCACGGCCCGTCTTGTCCTTAGTAGGCGACCATTCTTCCGGTATGTCTCCACCCATATTAAAGCCCGGACGGAATGTATCGTTGAATGTCTGAACTCGTCCGCCATTGGCTAACTGTTGCATTGGGCCACTAGCCTGAGCGCCTTGTAACTCTTGCTGCACCGCAGCACCAGCCATCAAAAGTGCAAACACAATCCCTTGGTCATACTCGGCAGGCAAGTCTTGTTCAGTAGCCAGACCGCGCTGAATAGCAAGCTGACGTAGGCGTGGGTACAACGCAGGGTTCTGAGCCGCAGCAGTCGCAAGCTGGACAGCGGTATTTAGCTGCTCCATAGTCAACTCACCAGACTGGATAGCTTGCATAATTACTTGCCGCATTTGACTAATAGCTTGCGGATTATTTTGCAGAACCCTCTCAATCTCGTTTTCCATCTCCTCGTAGCCAGCAGGTTCTCCGCCACCCATCATCGGCTGTCCACCCATCATAGGCTGTCCACCCATCATCGGCTGCCCCATCGGGCCTACTTGCCCACCGTCCGCGTACGTAGGCTGCATACGGAAGTCAAGTACAGGGTAATTAGGATTAGAAGCTACTGTCCCTGTCGGGGCTGTCTGAAGGGCTTGCATGTTGATACCGCCGGTAGAAGCGCCACCGCCACCGCCGCCCATCAATCCTTGCCCCTGCTGGTTAATTAGATTGGCTAAGGACGCCGGGAGCGCCGTTGTAGCCGGAGCCATACCGGAACCAAAGCCGGGGCTACGCATACCTGCTGCTGGGCTAAAACCATCTTGCAGACCCAAGTTCTGCATCCATGCTTGCCCGCCGTTTTGTTGTCCTCGTGACATGATCGTATCCTTTCGAGTCGCTATGATTTAAGTTGGTTAATCAGAGCGTTCAGCACATCCTTGATGTATGCTACATCCCCGATCAGTGTTTGTACATCCACAATAAGTTTTGCATAGTCCTCCGCACTGGCGACATTCACACCGCTTATTGTAAACCCAGCACCCGTTGCTGTCACTTGTCGTATAGACAAATCACCTATAGGCTGGACTCCTACCTGCCCAGCGATTAGGGCTTGATACCCAGTGTTACCCCGCTGTCCAGTTAGGATTTCTACGTTCTGCTTTACGTTGTTCAGGAATTGAAATTGCCATTCAGGTACTCCTACCTGTGGCACGGCGGGTAATGCTGCGTAGCTCATTATGCTGTCCTTAATCCGAAGGGAGTCTCGCCCACATGGATAGCCCGAATACGAGCCGAGCCAGCCACAGAGACTTCAAATGTGTCTGACCTATATCCAGCCGGGAGCCGGAAAATTTCTGAGCTATCTACAGTCACATCACAGACCAATTCTTTATTAGCCCATAACTTAAACGTCACAGGGAACGCGCCTGTAATCGACCGTAGGTAAATAGTCAGATCAGGGTCACCGTTCAGCATCATGCTATTGACTGTACCTAGTACGTCTACATGCGCCGAAGTATTTGGATCAACATAATCTACAGGGCCGTTCACCGTACCTAGTTGCGGGACTAGTGACCAAATCTCTGCGTTATGGGGTGCTACTGTAGCGTTATATGCGACGATTGCTTCTGTCTCCTCAGAAGGTACAGAATAATCAGCAACTACACGCGCTGCTCCCAAGTTCAGATAGTCTTTAGTGACAATGACTTTCGACTTCCACTCTAGCGGTAGCAACGGCTGGGAGTCGTCGTCCCATTTAGACAGCGAGCCGGACGTATCCGAGATGTAGTAAAACACGTTGGTACGGGAGTCATAGTGCGCAGCGCTAAACACAACTGGCGCGGTGATAAAAAATCCCCCAACCTTATCTTCGCGCTCGAAGATAAATGAGCCTGCGGAATGTGACGCAAAGTACTTACCTGCGTAAAACGCTGCCACAAGGGTAGTTGGATTAAGATCACGTTCCCATGTATCCCAGTCGTGAACAAGTTTGGTTACGAGATCAATACCCGCCGAAGGGTTATAAACACCGATACCACCATACGTAGGGAACACGACACCGTATCCAATATTCACAATACCGCGTTTAGATGTACATGGGTACGGAGCATCGATACGTGCGTACGACATATTTGCCGGTGTGTTTCCGCTAACCAAGAATGGGTACGATTCAGTCAGCACTAATACCGAACCTGCAATCGGAGATATACCGATAATTCGAGAGTCAAAAACTAGTCTGTACTTAGCAGGCCACGCCCAAGGTTTGTTCGGTTCGGAAAAGCACAACTCATTCTCTGTGAAGCCGCAGAGAATGTTGTTCTGAATAGACGATAGCCCCTGCATATTCGCCGGAGGCGCATCGTAATCCTGTGATGCCAAGGCTATACCTAGACCATCTGGATCGTAGTCGTCAATAAACGTAGTGGACTCATAGTACCGCGATACGTTTGTCTCAGGTTCAGAAATATCCCAGTAAAGCGTACCTGCTGAACAAGCAGTATTTGCTTTATCCGATCCATTCTTTACGTAGCTAAACTCATATTCCCCATCTACGTCAGTCACTATACCGTCTGTGATATTAAATGTGGTATCAGGCGTGCCGCCAAAGGCGATACCCGTTACTTTTATCTTATCCCCCACAAGTAAATTATGTGGGGTAGCAGTAGTAAGCGTAACGGTATTAGAGGTACGAGAAGCGAAATCTACGTCAACCGGGAACCATACCGTGCGCAAACGGAAATAATCTGTGCCGCTACTTGAAGTGATCGTGCGATACAGCCTAAAGCCAGAGATATACGTATTACCCGCTGGCTTTGCCGTAGGCAAGTTACCTACGGTGACCACTTGTCCCTCTTTAAGATAATCCGTAACAGATGGGTCAGACGGTATAGACTCCTCTCCCCACCCTGTCAACCACGTATAAACGTAGTTGCGAGTAATCGTATTACCAGCAAGATTGACTTTTCCAGATGTATCCGCAGTTGTGGACACCGCGTCGCCGGAATTAAAGTAGGTAAACGATGTTGAGTTCGTTACTGTAATTCGTACGTTAGTGGCGTTAAAAGTTTTACCAGTAGTAGTGGTAAACCCGGACACGGTTACAACCTGCCCGGTTTTTAAATTGTGTGCTGCGCCTGTGACAATCGTGGCTATGTTGCCGGAGTCACGAGCGTATGAAGCAGTTGTTGCAGCAGTGAATGAAGTGACTACTGTAGTTGGGATAGTCTCAGGCAGAGGCAGACCTAGGTCGTACGCAGTGACGGGGTAAGGCCCAGCACCTTGGATAGCAAGATCATAGTTGGTGACTTTAGGGACGCCATCACCACTGAAGTAAATACGTTGTTCTTCTTCCGTCAGCGCAGTAGTAACCGCCACATCTACGTCGGTTAGCCAAGATAACCATTTAAGATCATCCGGGTCAGCAGGATTCCGCATAGGGTAAATCGCCCTAACAACACCGTTGCGACTTACGTTATCCACGATGGTCGGTTGGTGGTACGGAATCAGATCGCCAGAGTAGACCTTAGCGTTAGACGCAATCTGTGCGGCAGCATCCGGCAGCAACTCCGGGCTGATCTTCGGAGCCGCCCCTAAAAACTTGCTGAGTTTAATTGCTGCCATGATGTATCACACGTTTCGTTCAAAGTGAGGGCAATCCACTAGCGATTTGAAGTTGCCGCCCCAACGATTCTTAGGATGCAGTGACTCCCAGTACGCGCCGACAGGAGTAATAATCTCCTTGCTCCAGATGATCTTACCGTCCTTAAAGAAGTTTAAGTCAATGGCGCACCGCTTTAGGTGGATAGAATTCATAGTCTTAGAACGCCCAGCCTTCACATGAAGGGCTTGTTGTTCGGGAGTACGAGCCAACTCACCACCCGTGACCATAAATCCCTGATCGGTAGCGTATTGGATCAGCTTACAGACATCAAGAAGAAATGCTGCTTGTTCCTTTGCGAGGCTCATTTGTCACCTCCTTTGTTGCGCATCTCCATAACTTTTTCAACTGTACGCCCGCCGAAATACGCAGTCATAACCAGCATACCCCACTGTCCTAACAGCGTGACATAGGCTTCAGCTATACGGTAACCAGCGCCGTCTAGGAGCGCGAACAACAGATATGCACTCAACAAATAGACCAGTGTACCGGGGCGGATATTCTTGGATAGCCAAGAATCAGAAGCCATATCTGCTTTCCAACGGTCGGTGACATTGTTCTCTTGGTTGGCTTGCGCAGCCAACAGAGCTTCCAATTCCTGTTGTTCCAGCTTTGCCTTCTCGATACCGAGTTCGAGCAGACGTTCTTCATGGTCGTACTGAAGTTGGCGCAGCTTCTCTACTTCTTCAGGAGAAGGATTGTCGGAGATTTTGACTCCCAAAGTTTTCTCGACAACTTCTTTACCTTTAGCTTGGATAGCACTAGACAGCAGGTTAAGACCACTTTCTGCTAATGTACCAAGTAATGCACCAACAATCGGTATCATGTTACCCCCTCGCGTATTTTGCAATCATATAAAACATGTATGACACCACCGAAATTAGGAAAACTACTGACCCAATGATGACGCCGTACAAGATAATCTTCTCCCTCAACTCACGCTTCAACTTCCGTGCCTTTGATACAAGGCGTCGCTGCTCTGCTTCTTCCTCTGCTCGCTCATCCCGGATTCTTTTCCTCTCTAGCTGAAAGTCATCCCACAATCCGGGCAACGGGCAGTGGTAAATTATCAATTCCCGTAACTCCACTTCATACTGCTGCAACTGCCTAACCCGCATTACGTTTTCCATTGCCTCGCTATCTACTGATAAACGCTTTAATGGGTTCAGCGATTTCTGACTACTGGCCTTAGCAACTACCTCTTGCGCCTCAAAGAAACTACCTAGATGAAAAGTAACTTCGTGGGCAATAGAATGTATGTCTTTAGCAGCACCTCTTGCGTCCTTATACAAATTGATCGCAGCTTTCACCCCTGCTACTGCGGCTTGGGCTGTTGCGAAAGCTGTAATCGGATCCAATTTTTCACTCCTTATCTTCCTTACTCTCTAGCTTCTTAAACAAAAGCCCAAGAGTGTTGTCGATCTTATTGAATCCGTCTTTCATATCTTCTTTAATTTCGCGCACCGCATCTTTGAAATCGTCACGACGTACGAAATCCTCGTGCATCTTGGTGTCAATAGCCCGAACATCTTTCTTCAGGTCTTGAATCGCGTCCCAGATGATTTTCAAAATCCATCCCCCGCAAAAACCAGCAATGGCGACAGCCCAATTGAATACCACCTGATCCATGATTTACCTTTCCGCACGAGGCTTCTGTCATTTCTTTTTCATGCACTTACCCATCGCCTTGCATTTAGCAGGACTTGGGCAACCAGCGCACGCTTTAAACGCTTTCATAGGAACCTTGCCGCCTTTTTTATAGCCAGCAACAGCCTTGCGTTTTGCTTCATCTTCATCCTTACGGCGCATTGCCGATTCCGTCATTAGTTTGAGAGGCATTTCAGTTCTCCTTTAAGTTACCAAACAGTTATAACCACACGCCCTGCGCCGCCGTTACCGCCCGCGCTGAACCCTGCACCACCCCCACCAGCGGGGGTACTTCCATTCTGCCCTGCACCACTGTCAAAAGCACTAGACGTTCCACCATTACCGCCGACCATAGACTGCCCGCCAGCGGACGCAGCACCAGCAGCAACGGGCTTACCGCCACCACCACCGCCGCCGTATACTGAGTGTTGCCCAATACCATCAATAATCGAATAACCGCCTACCATTTGGTATTTCGTAGTGTCCTTACGCATACCTGCACCGCCGCTAAATGTAGCAGTAAGGTAGATATAACCTAACCACGCCGACGTATATGGATTAGCAAATCCATCTTGCTGCCCACCGGGGAGTGTAGTAAATGGAGCGCCGCCAAGGGCAACGAGATTCATATTCCCGCCGCCAAAGTTATATCCTTGTTGGTACGCAAGACGACCTTCGCCACCACCCACGGTGTAGCCTAGGAACGTAGTCGTGCCGCCCGAAGCACCGTCGCCGTTGACACCGGTTTTTCCTGCACCGCCCTGACCTACAGAACCGCTATAGGATGCGTTTGGTAGGTCTGTAAGGAGAATAATTTTTTCGAGGTATCCGCCACCGCCGCCACCATGAGCCTGTGTACCGTTTGCTGCTTGGCGGGAACCGCCAGCGCCTCCGCCCCACATCTGGATTAAGGCATACGTACCCTTGTTAGGCTTTGTCCATGTGAAGTTAGTAGGGGCTGCACCGGCTACATCACCGGTAAAAATTTGTCTGTCAACGACTGCGGAATCTTCAGTGACCGAGGTGACTAGACCTTTACTATTGACAGTGAATCTAGGCGTTAAACCATTGCCACCGAATGTACCGGCGGATACGCCAGATGCAGCTAGTTTAGAAGCGACTACTGCACCGTCCTCAAGATCATCTTCGCCAATTGTGCGGATAGGCAAATCGCCTAGTAGTGCTGCTGTAACACGAAGCTCAACTCGGTCACCTGTTGCGAACGCTTGCGCGGTCGTCCCGTCCTGCCCGCGCACAACAGTAAGTGTATCGTTAGTGCGGTTAGTTACTTTTACAATTTCTAAGTTATTGGAGGTGTCAAGGAGCGTTACATAGAAGTAATTACCAGAGGCTACAGAAGCAGCAGGAAAACGCGCACCCTGACCAACAGCCAAACTAATAGTAGTCGCTGAGGAGTTAATCCCTGTAAGGATGGTACTGAACGCATTGTTTTTAATCTGTACGCCCATGCTTTACTCCGGCTTTGGATACTTGGCTTTAACAGCCAAACACGTATCAGTATATCGCTGTAACTGTGCAGTGTCACCTTTTACGATAGCATCTAGATAATCTGTAATAGGGGGGTACTCCGCTTTACGCTTGCGCTGGTACTCAGCCCTACTCCATTCGCGGTTCAGCCGCAATACCTCAGCGTCAAGTTGCGCCTTTGTGGGCTTGTCAATCTGGGTATCCCGCCACTTCAACGTGCTGTAATCCTCCCCAATAATAGACCACGACGCGCCGGGGCAAAGAGACTGAATTGCATGTGTAATATCGTACTTACTCATTGCGCGATCTCCATCAGCGTTACCGAACTGGTAGCGATTTCGTACCCACTCTGCCCGACTGCTGCACCGGAGACAGCCCGATTAAGATAAAACGTAGTCGCAGTACCATGGTTTATAAAGCGCAACTGGTAGGTCAGAGTGCTTGTAGTCGCCGGGGAGTCCATATAGGACATTAACCGAGATTGAGGAGTCGAGTCGTCGTTGGCATCGTATACGCTAGATTTCCAACCAACCCATCCTTGTAGGGGTACAGCACTATTGTTACCGATTGCTGTGCCATTTCGCGTCAAACGGAAAACTATATTGTGGTTATTCTGCTCGCAAGTTACGTCCATCAATACCCAGATTTTGCTGTCGCTGTACTTGGGCGTTATATCCAAGAACATATCCGTGACACTGGCCTCCAAATTAGCGGAAGTAGCAATCGTAGTTACTGTGTCTACCTGCTTATGCACAGTCTGAATAATCATACCGGGAACTTTAATTGCCCCCGGATCAGCCCCATCTAAGTAGTGTCCAGACGGAATATCAATCACGTTAGACGGGCCGCGTAGCTCTGGCACGATCAACGCACCAGTCATGGTATCGCCGGATTTCCTTACGACCTCGTTGACGCGTGGAATCTGGTTACCGGTCGCGTTGGCGATTGCCTCAAGATGCCCTAACATCGTACCGCCGCCGCGAGATACTTTATCGTCGAATAGCCCCTGTACAGGACGTAGCTCTACTCGTGAAGTAGAAGGGTAATTTCTTGCAGTAGTACCGTCTTGCCCGCGAACAATAGTAAATACATCAGTCGCAACCGCTGTTACTTTAACTACCTCAATGTTGTTTGAGGTATCAAGTATCGTAAGAAAAAAGAAGTCGCCTGATCCACCAGCAATAGATGGAAACCGCACCCCAGTACCTACCGCTACATTTAAGCTGGTATCAGAACTGGTAATTGAAGCCGCCAGTGTGCTGTATGCGTTGTTTTTTACAAGTGCGACGCCCATATCAAATCCTTATTCCCACGGTGGAACGAGCATTACAGGTTTTGGGATTACGGGAGCGTTAAGAATTCGTTCAACGCTATGTTCCAACATGCTCTCGATATTTGTTACCTCTGTAGTACCTAGTGCGCTTTTTACCCATGTAATAACATCTTGCTCGGTAACAGTATCGTACTGAAGGAAGTTATCCGGGTCTATAGATGGAGCGTACCAACTGACCCCATCCTCGCGGACTTTAGGTTTGCATATCCGCAGCACCCGCTTCTCAATCGCAGACGCACCGTTTTCCTCCGCCTTAATCTGTACGGAAACCTCGGTAACAACTGTACCCAACGGAGCGCCAGCATCGACACCCCGCATAGCCAAGACTGTCCATGTTATGTTCATGCTGCTAAATCCTCTATAGGTACTTTTGTAAATACAGTCGCCATCATGGGCGAATCCTTCCAAGGGAATGGACTTGCCGGGTAGGTTGTACCACCATCTGAACTTGGTAACACCCGCCCAGTAGCATAAAGCTCACCTTTAGTTGTAAGGAGAAGTCCGTATCCTTTTCTATTAGCGTTTATCGAGTGCATAGCCTCCATCCAAACAATCTCGTTAGCAGGAACAGGAAGTAGGTTTGTAATATCACTATGCACCGTACCCGATACTGCGTCGTTCCCACGCGTGCCATCAACGGCGTACCCAACAGACATAATCTTGTAATTACCGGAGCCGTCTACCCACCGTGAATAGAAGAAGCCCTGTGCCTCAGCGCATCCGGGCCAAACGGCATTTACAGAATACCCTGCCGGAATATCAGTAGCCGCAGAGAATGTTGTTTTCTGCGTTGTGTTACCCATCAAGCACTGATAGTAAGAACTAACGCCAGTAGTGTGCAATGTACCATCAGTTTTTTTGATCCATGTAGTATTCGCGCCAGTGCTATACCTATTACCTGCTATCCAGAAATCAGACACATCAGTAGCACGGGTTGCAAAAGTACTTTTTAGTACCGTAGTGCCGTCGCCAAGTGAGCCGTTATTATTGTCCCCAGCCCCCCATAATGTGTTATCGGGGAACAAAATCATGCAATCCATGACTGCATTTTGCCCAGCGAACATGACTTTGGTGGGTGTACTAGTAGGTAGTTCAGGAATAGCTGCCCACCGTAATCGGTTAGCAACAGACCCAGCACCAAGAATTCCGGCTGCACCATACCCTAGTCCATACCAAGCACCAAAAAAATCTTGACACATAATACTAGGAGATACTGTTTGCAGAGGACACCAAGCGTCGCTAATAAAATTTAATGCGCTACCAGTTGAATCCTGTGTTGCAACCCATGTAGTTGAATCAGTAGTTGAGTTTTGCCCTAGCGCACCGGTTGCACCTTCGCCAGAAGCCCATATTTTGTTGAAGTTTGTGAGTACCCAGACGGTCTGATTAACATCGGAGACCGCTAATCCACGGTTGTTGGTAAGTACTTTACGAGGGTATTCCCCCCACCACGCCTTAGAGCTATCGGCATAATTCCAAATAAGTCTCCAACGCACTTGGTCAATCGCGTTACCGATACCAAAAGAACCCGCACCAGCTAGTCCGGTTGCTACGATATAACCGGCATCATCCCACGCAATAACAGTGATCTCGGCTGGGTCAGTGGCAAGGATCACCTCGTTGTAATCAAACGGGCCTATACCCTCTACATAAGTTGGAATCTCAACAAGCGAAGTCTGTATACGCTGATCTGTAGGGAAACCACCAGTGCCATAATAAGGTGCGTCTACTAACGCACTGCGAGCAGATGCGTACAAGATGTACCATTTACCATTAGTCGCTTTAAACGCAATAGCATAAGGCGAAACTTCGACTGGAAACGCGGTGTCTACACGTAACCGTGTGTTTCTGTATATAAAATCCGAATTAACTAGTAGAGTATCCCCAGACATAGGAGCGCCGTAGGAAGCGGCACTATACACCCCTATGTTATTAGTCAACACTCCTGTCATAGTGTCGCCGGACTTGGACACCTTCTCGTTGAAATGCTCACGAGTTACGCGCATCTCAAATCGATCACCAGCCACATACGCTTTTGCAGTTGTGCTTTGCTGCGCCCGTGTAATCGTGAATGTATTAGACGCAGCAGTGTGCGCCGTGCATTTCACAATCTCAATGTTGTTACTGGCGTCAATCAACGTACCCCAGAAATAGTTAGTTCCTGTGATCGTTGGAAACCTAGCCCCCTGACCTGTTTGTAGGGTGAGCGAAGTCGCCCCACTTGCAAGGTTGGAAGCTAGGACACCAGTAGCGTTATTGGTTACGGTGGCAGCAGGCATGATTAGCTAATCGTCACAGTCCAAGAAATAGTCAGCGTATCCGCTGCGCCCTTGTTGATGACCGCAAAAATCGTGCGGCAAAGCATGTCGCCAGCAGAAGAATCGTTGAAGATACCTGCTTCGACCAGTGCGCCAGTACCAACGCCGGGGTTAAACGTACAAGCGTACGTAACTTGATCGGTTGATACCGTAGTGCTAGTCAACGCTGTACGGCTACTAGCCACTGGTGCAGCAAGAGTTGTGTCACCTAGCGCCGGAGCAGTATTGGTCGTACCCACTTCCATGTGCGACATCACGTTGGTAGTGGCGTCTTTCATTCGCTCAGCGATGAAATCCAGACCGGACTGCACAACAAGGTTATCTACCTCGCGTTGATCTTTTACCTGCCCATCTTCACCAGTCAAGACAAACTTGACTTTACCGGTGGCCTTTACAGAATCTTTAATCATGATTCACTCCTTAGTTAAATTGAGACTCATCAATGGCGTAGCCGTTGATCGAACGAGAATCCACGCCAGTAGTGAATTCCCTAATAGCTAGATTATCCGATGTTGTACCATCTTCTGTGAAGAAGCGTACAGGAACAATGTTGACAGTCGCCACATCGGTTACAGTTACCGAGTCCGCTAACACTGCGGTTATCGACTTCACATCTGCGTCTGAAGTTGTCGCTGTATCGGCTAAGACTTTGGTTCCGGTGAAACTATTGATCGCATCGGTGGCTACCGCAGTATCAGTAAGATCAGGTTTTGTAACCTGTTTCGCGTCAGCATCCGAAGTCGTAGCTATGTCCGCCACATCGGGGCGGGTCAAATCTCTTACCAGTGCATCAGTAGTTGTTGCCGTGTCCTGAAGCACCTTAGTAGGATTCAGGTAATCTATGGCATCAGCCGTACCTACAGTGTCGGAATAGACGACTTGTGGGTGATACGCCGCTGCGTCTGTAGCTTGCGCCGCGCTCGTAAGGTCAGGCTTGGTAACGGACTTAGCGTCGGCGTCCGAAGTCGTCGCCGTATCCGCCACATCAGGACGAACAAGTACAAACGAGTTGATAACATCAGTCGGTACTGCCGTATCCACAAGGACTTTCGTCGCCACCAAGTAATCAATACCGTCGGAGGTAGTAGCAACATCTTGGGATACCTTTGTCGAGTGCTTGGCTGCAAGATCAGACGTTGTTGCAGTGTCAGCTATGTCTGGACGAGTAAGATCAAACGAGGGGAAATCGGTAGCAAACGCTGGGTCAGGGTCTACATCTGCGTCCGTCTGGTCAAAGTCCAGCGGTTTGGTATGTACCTTTGTTAGGGAGTCTGTCGTAGTGACGGCATCATTGAGTACCTTAGTGAATGTAAAGTAGTCAACTGCATCCCCAGTTGTAGAGACATCCAATAGCACTTTGTTTATTGCTATGGCAACCGTATCCGAAGGCGTAGCCCCATCCATGAACTGAACAGGGAAAGTTACTTCCGCACGCAGGCGAGGAGAATCTAGGTAGGTAGCCTTAGGCGCAGCATACGCCGCCGACACAGCAAGAATACCGGCTGTAACAACCGCAGCAGCTTTTGGGGCGGCAATCTCAGAGGCAAGAGAAACAAGCGCCTTCACAGCCCCAACGACTGTAACAGTCGCCGTAGCCGTGGAAGGCGTTGTTATAGAGAATCTTGCCCGAATACGCATCAGAACTCCCCACGCACGCGGAAACGCAGCACATCAAACACAGTGTGTTTTGCTCCGTTATAACTAATTTCGATCTCGCCTTCGTATTGACCGGGGTCTACATCAAGTACCCCGCCAGTAAAATTAAAACTTACTTTACCGTTTACAGCATCAGTTTTAGTGCAATTGATCGTGGACAACAGCGTAGTACTACCTGCGGCACGAAATTTAACTACGACGGTAGTTGTACCGGCAGATAAATCAATCGGTAGCCCAGTGTTCTCGTCAGTCAGAGTCAGATTGATCTCTGGCTTACTGTCGTTCTGGACTAGGCGTATAACGTCGCTCATATCTTCTCCTATGCAAAAGGTCGCATCTGCACAGTCATCGACGCCCTAGCGACGCCTAGGTTGGCCTTAGCACGGCGGGCTGCTGTCTTATATGCAAATTGTTTAGCGTGATACGTAGCCAGTTCTCGGTCTGCCCATGACTTACCGGGCAATACTAGCAAGTGTTGCAATGCCCCATGGATAATTAGTTGCTCACACTCATCAAACGGCGTCTGATCCATTCCACGAGAACTAATGCTAGGCTTTAACGCCACGAACATTTTGACATCATAAGTCTTAGAGTTGTCTGGAACTGGGACAACAACAAAATGGTCAGGGTCAAACTGTGAAATGTGGCGGGGGTCAGACCTTTTACTAGCCTCAGTTGCAGGCCAGTCAGGATACTGAGCATGAACTTGTTCCTGCGTAAGTGGGGTAATTTTTTCGCCGTTTACTGTCGAATGAATTACCGCCACGATTTCCGAGTTCTCAGGAGTCTCGTACTCATACTCATACACCCCGGCTGTTAGACGAATAAGCGGCTGCTCATAACGCCACACTAGCGTTTTTTCACATACCTCTATAGCAGCGTCTCGAACATACTGCTCAATAGTAGGACGCGGGCAACCCGGCACACTGGGAGCCAGTTTAGATTCAAGAGATAAAAAAGTCCGCGTAGCCATTTACACCACCTGATTAGGTTGTAGTCCTGCTTCTTCGGTATCCGTAACCGGACGGGCTTGGAAGTTAGTACTCAACGCCTGAACAAAAGACTGTTGGAACAACTGAGCGCGGTTTGAGTTCACATGCTCGTTATCAATAGATTCCGCCAAGAAAATTGTGCCGTCAACTACGACGGGGAAATACGCATCAGGCAGTAAATCTACAGTCTCACCAAGGACGTAATTCTTCGGGGCTTGCGCGTACTCAATAATCAAGACCTGCGAAGCAGGAGCTTTGGGGTAAATAAAAAAGCGGTTGTTGTTACGTACATGCCGCATCCAATTTACACACGCACCGGGGTCATCATTAGCCCAGTCGGGATATGTCTGGTCAAGAGTCAACCGATTAGTCTCTCGTACCGCTGCTCCATCCTTTACACGGAATACTTCCATGATTCGAATAGAATCAGAAGGAGCAGTCTGTAGTACCTCTCCCGCAGTAGTAGTGAACTCCGCTACTTTAGCGAATAGGTCAGGACGCAACACTGCCATGCGCTTGAGCGCCTGATTCGCAAAACCGAGTAACTCGGTATCCGAATAGCGTTGCAGCACCGCGTTTGCATTGGTATCCTGCAACATACGGCGAACTTCAACGATAACAGTGTCGAGTATCATTACATCAGCCCTCTAGATGCTTCGATGTTTAGTTCTTCATTTACAACGACTGGCTCCTCTGGAACATTCTCAGTCTCCAACACTAGCCCAGACTTACGGCCTTTTTGTTTCTTAGGAATAAACTTTTCAGGAAATGCTTCTTCTTCAGTCACTTCCTCGCATATAGGATTCTCCGCGAGAATTGGATTCCAGTCGTAGATAAAACCGTCTCTTTTGTTTCGTAGGAATCGCGCCATCACTTACTCCTTTTCGCTGCGTTCATATTATCGACCAAGTTAGGGTACTTGCGCCCCGCTTTCTTAGCCGCTGCTTTTGCCTTTGCTTTTTGCTCAGGCGTTAAAGGTTTCGATTTACCGATTCCCTTAGGTCTTGGTTTATTCCAGACTTCCATATCAGCACTTCCATGCCCGAAGGCTTTTATTGATCCGGCTATTTGGATCGTTTGCTGTTTTCTTGGATGTCAGCTTCTTCTTCATCCCTTCCATCCTCGCGCAGAACGAATCTCTACGGGAGCCGCCTTCAGGCTGCGGAGGTTTTAGTCCGGGTTTACCCGGATTGGCTTTGTTGTAAGCGGCGCGACCCTTAGCATTTAGCCCGCCATCAGGGTCTTTACCCTCCTTACGCTGCCATGCTGGGGTCTTAGCCATCATGCCACCTCGTACCAAATAGTGACAGAACAATCTGCTGGGAGGTCGATATAAACACCATTGGCAAAAATCATTCCGTCGCCGGGCATATCAACTTGTGTAATCCCCTTACCGTACGCATTGATTGAATAAAACGGGTCAGACACACCGGGCGTAGTATCTAAATCATAGTACTTAACGATGGCATCACTTCCGCCGCTGTGCATCACCATTGTCTTGAGCATACGACAATGCCCACTGATGGCAACACCATCGGTGGTTACTTGTACTGCTCTAACTCCTAGCACAGCCATAACTGTTCTCCTTTAGAAGAAAGGGGGCCGAAGCCCCCTTCCGTTTAGGCGCAGTCAGCAACCAATGCCCACACGCGAACAACTGCTGCATCAGCAGCGTTCACAGTGATGACATCAATCGTATCAGCAGCGCTGTAGTATTTACCAGCACCATAGCCTACGAACGTGTTCGGAGTGCCTTCAGCGAGGGCAGCAGCCGAGCAGTAAGAAGCAACAGTGTTGGCGTTCACGCCATCCAACCAACCGTCAGCATCAGTACCATCACCGATGTCAACAGTCAGAGTGCCGCCTTCAGCAGTCACAACGTCCATACCAACCGCCATCACCAACGACTTGGCTGGGATACGGATGGCTTCAACGCCGTCACCTGCACCGATGGCAGCAGCGCCAGCAGCAGTACGAGCAGCAGAAATTGCTGCGAAATCAAGTTCAACCTCGTAACGGGTGACCTTGTGCAAACCCTCTGCGCGAGGAGCGGCTGAGCCTTTGTTGTAGCCCAACGATTCAGTAAGAATAGCCATGATAAATCTCCAAAAAAGTTACGAACGGGGGCCGAAGCCCCCGACCTTTACAGGGTGATAACAGCCTGAGTCAACGCTTCAGGTTTCACAACCTTGTAGCCATACACTTGCAGACCACGGATGATGTTGCCGAACGTGGTTTCAGAGCGGATGGTTTCCATGTTGGTCATTTGCGAAGCAAATGTGAAACCCATCTTGTGACCGCCGATAACGCTGAACTTACCAGAAGACACGTTCAGGTTGTGGCTCACATAGAGGGTGAAGCGGTCGATCATGCCGAGACGACCATTGCGCAGCGGAGTCATGCTGTCACCGGTCAAAGACGCATCCTTCAGGTCAGAACGCTTGATGTAACCAGCCATCTTAGCCGGGATAACCAAGAAACGATCTTGCTCAGGAGCGTTGGCTTCGTCAAGAACAGTACCCATATCAACGATCAAGTCGATGACGTTGGTTTTGTCGATGGCAAGAGCCGAACCGGTAGTGCCAAGGTCGATGTCACCAGAGATACGACCAGCAGTTGCGCCTTTGTTCAAGGCGGAAATGTCTGGAAGGATGTCGGTGAGAACGCGCTGGTCAATCTTGATCTTCATACGCTCGGAAGCGTCTTTAGACCATTGATCCATCAGGTTGATGTCCGACTGAACCTTGTCCACATCATCTTCGATACAGGCAAAATACTCGCCCTTGTCGATCACGAGTTGGAGTTTTGGCTTGTCAGGATTTTCAACCGACAGCGTTTGACCTTTGACATAGGTCTTGATGGTGATCTCAGGAGTGGTACGGATATTGACCGTATCACCGTGCTGACGAATCTCGCCTTCGTAATCAGTATTGGAAATAGCAGCCAACACAGTTGCGTCGTAGAAATTCTCGATCAGTTTGCCCGACCAGATTTCGGGAATGAAATTGCCGCTGTAGTTAGGGCGGCCACCTGCGTTAGGAAAAGACATGTTAGTTCTCCAAATTAAGCGTTAGCAACAATGCGCCCATCTCGCTGTGCAGCGAAGATGTCGCGTTCGATGCGGTCACGCTCAGCCTCTCGCCCTTTGTACTTACCCTGACGGACATCGTTGAAAAAGTCCTTAATGTCAGACGGAGAGTACTGGCGAGAAGTTTGACCAGTGGGTACGTTCGTGCCGCGTCCGCGACCCGGCGATACCTGCTTTTCAAGTTCTGAGGCAGACCGATTAGGTTGAGCATTAGCAGTCGATTGGTATCTACCAGTAGCTTGAGAGAATGTACTGAAGAAAGCCGCTACACGTTCCACATCGAGATTCTGCTGTGCCTGCTCTAGATACACTTGACGGTTCATTCCTGTCATCGGATCAACTTCTAGTAGCCAACTTTGGAAGTCAAGATCATTATTGATATGCTGCCAGTTGGGTACGAGATGTGACAACGAATTCCAGAAACGATCCTCAGCACTAAGTGCTTGTTGCTGAGCAACTCGCTGTACCTGAGGCACAACAGATGTGTTAAGGCTGGTAGCAATTTGGCTGATTGCGTTTTCAAGCGCAGCCAGCTTGCCGATCATAGGAACAAGTTCCTCTCTCGACACTTTGCGCATTACATCCAGCGACTCACCATACTCCTCTTTCTCTTTATCAGAGACGAGAATAGGAGCCTGCATACTCGCAGGAGCCTGAGATGGTGCGGCAGATAGAGACGAAAGCAACTGCTCCATCTGACTAACACGGGACTGCAACTCTCGATTAGTGGCGTGTAAGCGCGGAACTTCCGCGTTGTACATACCCTGAAGAGTTCGCCATTTCTGAGCATAAGTCTCAGAATTTGCGTCGTCATTGCTTTGCTCTGTACCTGACGACGGCGCAGCATTTTCAGTAGCAGCACTGTTGGCAGCAGGCGCTTCATTCTCAGCAGGCGTCCCAGCGTCGGGGGAAGGGTCATTAGACGATGGAGTATTCTCCGCGCCTTCGGTTCCCTCGCTGTTGAGTTGCTTGTAGAGTTCCTGAACGGCCTCAGTCTGTTTACGAATTTGCTCTGGTAATGCCATGATGTACGCTCCTATCGGTGTGCGTTAAAAGAATTTTGGGGCGAGGATGAATCCTTTGCCGCCAGATCAGGGGCATCTTTGACGAGTTTGTAAATCTCGCCCAATACCTGACACCGCCCCTGTTGGAGTGCCGGGTTGTTTACTGCCTGCGGCAGTTGTTCTAGCTCGTGCATACGCCAGTCTTTCAGAAAGTCCAGAATCTCTGGATACTGTCTGACTGTGACAGCGAACGCTTTGATAACTTTTGGATCGGGGCGGATCATGCTGCCCCCGTCTGTTTATTCGAAACTACATTACCCTCTGCTCCGCCCTTAGGCGCACCATCAGGCTGCGTAGGAGTAGACGTAGCGCCTTTAGCTTGCGACATAGCAAGCCGCGCCTGCGTACGCGATTCAAAAAGAGCTTTCTCTTTGGACGGAATAAGCTCGTCCACTGGCATCTGAAGTCCCTTAGCCACTTCGCGCAGCACTGCCGCACGCCCATCTTTACCCATGATCTCCATGTCGATCTGGTTGGCAGTAGCAGTTAGGAACTCGATACGGCGAACATTCATCTGCTCTTTGTTCGCAAGGTTAATTGCTCCACGCGGCATGATGTCGAGGTCACCCTTGATGGATTCATCCTCGTCGTACCGCATGTTGTAGATGTACTGTCTCTCAACGATAGGCTTAATCACATCCGAATCAATGTGCATCACCACTTGCCGGATGCCCTTACCAGCCGACCCCATCAGCATGGACAGTCCAGATGATGTGCGACCTGCGCCCTGTACATTGAGGTCACCGTATAGATATGCGGGAATACCCGAATGGTCGTCAGCCAGTCGGCTGAACTTATCGTAAACAGCGACAAGCGTATTCGCGTTGTCCTCAGGCTGTGAGAAACGCACCGCTGGTGCGCTCGACCCAGCCGGATCGTTCATTACCTGCCAGATTTTCCACGGAGAGATTTGAGTAATATCTTCGTTTGCCGGGAGACGTTCGAGATTAACTTCGACTTGAGGGCCACTAGCGATGCCCATGTTGTTGACAAGTGCCCGCGCAGCCGCGTTACATACGTTCTGAATATCTTCAATAATCTCTGGTATGCCTTTACCCCAGAACGCACCGGGGCACTTGATAAAAGACGTTTTAGCATAAGGCTTCTCCCCTAACGGATCGTAGTTTAGGACAGCCTTAATGACATAGTTACCTACTACCCAGACGTTTGCATCGTACTCTTTTGCTGAGTCAGGAACCTCATCTTCGGTCATCCCCCACTCCTGCAACATCTTGCCGGAGACTTTACCCCAGAACTCAAGGGCGTCAAAGATTTCAGTCGGACGCATTTCCGTATGGTATTTACGCTCCTCCTGTTCCTTGATTAGCTCGACATCTTGGTTGATCCAAGACTGTCCATTACCGATCTCAAGTACTTTACGAATAGCGTCGTCGTCATAACCCGGCACACCGATCAGGTCTGCCAGTTCCATACGAGTCAGGGGGTGATGCTCAAAGATGTAGCCCTCATGGACATTGGAAATGCCCGGCTCAGGAAAAATACGGAAGGGATCAACACGCTCGAACTCCGGCGCAATCCGGTCAACAGGCAGGGCTGTAGTACGGCCTTGCTCGTCTTTACCCCAGCCTAGCGCACGCTGACGGCGTACCACTGGCCCTTTGATGAAGGCTGCTGGGAATGTGACCAGATCGGTGATGAAATCGTTGAACGCCTCAGCCCAGCCACCTTGAGCAAACTGATCGCTGATACGATGCTTCATACGATCAGCGCGGTTCTGAGCCTCTTGCAGTACACGGAAGCGGAAATCTTGCGAAATCATTTCGCGCAGTTCAGCCATCTCCTGCTGCGAGGGCGCACGATCTTGTGCTTCGATGATCTTCATGACCTGATCGTAGAAAATCTTTTCTACCTCAGCCTTTTGTGCGGGCTGCAAATCAGGGATCGGAGTTGGCTGTGCATCCCACGGAGGAGTGCCAGTATCTAGGAGGATGTCCCTGAGCCAAGACTCCGCTGCGCGGCACTTGACTTCGGTAATCATCATGAACACTTCAGACCCGCCTTGTTTACGGATCGCTGTCAATTTATCTGCTTCGTACTCGCCGTTACGCTGGCGCATAGCCCTTAGCATCTTCTGCTCAATGGGCTTCTTAGCAATACGCGCTGCGTCCCAACACTGCCGCAAGTAATCGGAGATACCCAGAATAAAGGGCGTGTTCTGGCGGTCAGCCAGTTCTCTTTCGAGCTGCTCCTTTTCGGCTTTTACAAGTTGGTCGTTCGAGACGACCCGCAGTATTGAGAGGCCAGCCATCAAGATTCCTTCTTGTACTTAAACAGATCGCGCTTACCGACTAGCTTTCTGGGTGTAATGTCGGTGGCTCCTAGCTCTGCGACTCGTGGTTTAGGAGCTTCAGGCTCAGGCATCGGTTCTTCTTCAGGAACGTACCCACCCTCCGCATAGCCTTTAGCTTGCGGGCGGTATGGCTTGCCCATCTTCGGGTTATCCGAGTAGCAAGTCGAGGGTTTTCCTTTTCCGTTCATATGCTCCTCCTACTACATATTGTAGTGTAGGTCTAGCAGGAAGTATATACGGGTGTCAAAGAAAAAAGAACCCCCGGATTTCTCGACGGGGGTAAAGCCGCTGGAAGGGAACAGCGGGGCGAAGGAGAAATAAAACGACAACTATGTCCACCCCACCGCCGACGCTGGCTTGATTTCCCGCCGCTGGGCGAGCATCTGACCCCCACCGGTAGTGATATGGAGCATGAGATATTGTAACGCTTCGGCAACATGAGAGTGTTTGTTTTTCTCAATATCCATGTCGCCACGGGGTTTATACCTATAGCCCCCCATCATGGCGGCTTTGAGTTGAGTGCAGCCGGGATCGACAATGAACGCTGGATCGCCGTCAACCTGACGCATCAGGTATTCGTCCACCGCGTTGATTCGCGCCGAGACATTATTCGTCTTAGCCGGGATAACCCGCAGATTCTCCGCCTTAATGATGTCCACAGCAGAACGCTCATCCGTCTGCGCCCGCTGAACACCCGCCGGATCAGTAACCACCAATATGGGCGCACCGGGGAACCTCTCGTAAAGTAAGGGCTTTAAGACGGTTCGGACAAATCGTTGGACACCCATGTCAAAACTGACCGCTTCCGCCAGCACGAGGGCACGGCCTCTGGCATCTTGTTGCCCGATGACGGCGGCTGGGGTAAGCCCCAAGTCCATCCCGATAACAATGGGTCGAACCCCATTGTTGATATAGCGAAGTTTCTGCTTAGCCATATGGTAGTCAGGCCGGAAATACTTGTACACCGGCATACCAGCCGAGGACAGTCCATACTCGCCGTCGATGTAAACTCGGATGTATTCTTCGGAACGACCCTGAGTGTCGTAGTACCCCTCTGGTAAGTTCTCGACGTTTTCTGCGTAGATGCTACGACCCGAAGGTTGCTTGAATACATCCCATCCGTTGTCATTGGGCGATACTCCGTCCTTGGGATCGAGTCCTTCCATCTGATAATACCACCAAGTATCCATGGTGGGAGGGTTAGTATCGCCCCACATACCGTGCCAAGTCGGGCCACCATCCTTGGCTGAAGGAAAACGACCGATACGTTTGGACATTGCGTCCACAATATCCGGGTGGATGTCCCGGCACTCGTTGAACCACGCGAATGTCAATTCCAGCGAGTTCAAGTTGGCTACATCGTCCGCATCGTCCAGCGCACGGAACATAATCTCGCACTCTACGTCCCCCACTTTAAAGAAATAGGTCTTGGTGGTACGCATATAGTCGCCGCATACCCCCGGTGGGAACCAGTCGAGGAAAGTTTTGATCGTTGTATCCTGCAACTGACGGGCAGTTTCACGGACAATCGCCGCTCGCGTCTTGCGAATCCCCTGCGCGTTGGGTTTTTGCATGGAAGCACGGCGGACAATCTCAAAAGATGAAGTCACGGACTTGCCAGAGCCGACCGGCCCCATCAAAACGCGCATTTTCGCGTTCGACTCCATGAACTTTGCCCCCGTAGGTGGGGGTGTGTAGTCAATATCGAGTGCCATTACGGACGATCCGGGAAAATTCCCTCGACACAGATGATTTTGCTGGGCTGCCCGATCTCCCAACCATGGACTTTCGTGCCATGCTCGTTTGTCGGACGCCAATCGGGTAGTTTGAAGTTATTGACACCATCGCCGCCGTAGGTTGTACCAATAATGGCGAACAACGGGGTGAAATCTCGGATGTTTATGGTCTGTCCGTCACACGATGCCCAATGTCTTGGTGCAAACTGCCCCGCAAACTCTCGTACTTCTCCAATATAGCCTTCCATATCGCCCTCCTTAGGTCAGTGGTTCCACAAGCATAACCACAAACTCGCGCCCGCGCTTCTTATGCTTGGAGATTTTAGTCTTGAAAGAAGCTCCCGCCTCCCTTAGACCGGTTGTAAAGTTATGATACTCAGCGGAACTGGTGAAAATTGCGGCCTTGAAGCCATCGTAAGTCTGATTAAGCCTGTTGGCTATGCTCAATGGTAGCGACATCCGTCACCTCGTTTGTGGATTCAGCCTCAATAACCTGCATCTCGTGATCTTTACCACCCAAATTGATGGTGATTCGCACACCGCCAGCACTATTGTCGGTCTGAATGTCGCCCTTCGGCTCCAACCCAGCCCACTTTACGGTCGATTTGATGAGATCAGCCTTCACCGCCGGGCTTACGCCGGGGTCGTGGATCAACATATAAGATGTTGTCAGGAGTTCTTCAGCCTGTGCGCGGGCCTTTAGGCGGAATGTCAACCCTTTTTCCTTGATCTCGGACTGGTAGTGTTCCACTTTTTTCAGGAACACCGGGTCTTTGTTGAACTCAAGGATGTCTGCGGCGGCAATTTTGTGCCGTGCGACTACTTCCTGCAACGATTCTCCGCTGCCTTCAAGCATCAGCGCGACATCAAAGGCCAGTCGGTCTGACCATTTCGTGAGTTGTAGAGGGAGAGTATCCATGCGCCGACTATATCACAGCAACTTACGGCAGTGTCAATAGGGGGTATATAGATATTAGGAAGATTAGGCGGCGGGGCTAACTTTACACGATGCTTTTTTGGGGTCTTGTTTTGAGAGGTTTACTACACATGGGGGGCGGCTCGAATCGCCAGTCCATGTGCCCCCCTCCCTGCCAGTCCGAATCGACTGCGACCGACCGCGACCGCTCGACCGACCGCGACCGCAAAGCCCTAGCATTTGCTGGTAACTTGACACTTTCGTCAGGTTCTGCGAGTCTGAAATTGTCGATGCAAGACAGCACCGACAGAGCAGGCGAGTTGCCTAGCTCACCTGTTCTTTGACAATTAGGCATGGAGAAATGAAATGACTAATGTCATGGATCGTCCGACACACGTACGTGTCATCGTCGCCCCTAAAGCAGGGTACTTGAAACTTGAGGGCTGCGCTGCTGATGCCACTGGCACAGTGTTCAAAGCCGATCAACACAAGGAAGTTTACAACTTCATGGTGAAGAAAGGCAAAGAACTCAAGCGCGAAGTCAAGGTTTGGATTCAGTCTGCTGGTGCAAAAACACCAGAGATTAAATTCAACAAGTGGGATCAGAAACCTTACATGGCTCTGATCGACGACACACAACCCAAAGCATCCGCTAAGGTTGTGTTGTAAGTAAGAGACCCCAGCCGGTAACCCCGGCTGGGTTTTCCTAAACTCTCTGGAGATAAAGATGAAAGAGACTATGCAAAAACCGTGGCTCACGGAACTAGAGCAAAAACTGGCAGACCGTGTAGAGCAGCAAAACCTGTACTTTACACAGACTAGCAAGTTCATCCGCAGGGAATGGGATATTGAGTTCAAACAACTCAAAGACCAGAACTGCCACGGTATCAACCAGCGGTACTAACCACAGGGAGGGCAGACGCCCTCCCTACTTTCAGGAGAATGAAATGGAAAAGATCATGGAAATCACATTCGCCATCATCGGCACAATACTGACCACAGTTGCACTGATTCAGTTAGTACCCGAAGGGATGTGGCTCTCACTGGCAGCACTGGTGATTGGCCCACAGATGATAGCGATGGCGATACGATCAGCAAGAGACTAACCACAGCCCGGCGAAAGCCGGGTTTTTTATTGCCTGCGTTTTTCTTTTGTATATATAAAACACCATACGTCGGGGGTATATAGCACGCTATGCGGCATAACTAGACATGAATGGGGGTAAAAGCGTAGCAATGCAGCAACTATCTAACTCAGATTTTCCATGGCCCGAACTATATAGCAGTTTTAGATACCTCAACTTTACACTTTACATGTCAAGTTACTAGTGTTTCCAAGGGAATCCAAGGGATTGACTCTCTATATCTATCTAACTATCTAGAATATATAGATAAAAAGGGTACTGTTTGATTCCACTTTCGATGATTCTGATTTTTAATTTTTGCGAACAATAATTGTAGTACCCCATCATCTCAAAAAACATAGATAGTTTAGATAGTTGCCCCAAAACCCGCATGAATACTAAGTTTTCCCTATCTCGTACAGTTAGATAATCTACCTAAACTTGACACTTCATCTAGATAGTTGTATATAAACCTTACATCTGATGGTCACAACAGTAGCTCCATTCACCTTACTTCTTACTTTGAAGTGTCGAAACTTGACACTCGGCTCGGCTTCGGCGAGACTGGGTTTGTCCCGAAAGGGCAAGCCGTTAATGACATTACGTCATTAACTTTACATTTACTTTCATGGAGATAATGAAATGAAAAAAGAGAAGCCAACACATGTAAACGTCATCCTTCGTCCTAAGGCAGGTGATATTGCCATTGAGGGTGTATGGAAAGCTGATGGTACAGCGTCATCTGACGGTAAGTTTAGCGTTGATGATGCCAAGGTTATCTACGATTACATGGTTCTGAAGGGTAAGGAACTGAAGAAGAAGTTGCATACATGGTCACCTAAGGAAGGTGCAGGTAGTGTACCTGTCATCAAGTTCAACAAGTATGACAATGCACCGTATGTTGCATTGGTCAGCAGTGCAGAAGCATCTCGTCAGCCTAGTGCAGTCAAGATTGTTCTGTAATCCGTGGGACGGTAGCAATACCGTCCCTTTTTTCGTTTGTTCATGGAGATATGAAATGACACAACTTTACATTGATGACACCACTGGTGCATTGAAGATTCAATTTGACCTCGTTGATGAGATGCAATGGGAAGATAAGGCTGAGGCTGAGGGGTTGTTTGTCCCATTGGAACTCGTTGGATTGGAGGAAGATGCAGGTCACAACCATGGTTATCACCATGGCAAGGGCAGCAATGGCAGCATCTATGAGTACACCGAATGGTTCTATGACGGTGACGATTCAGCGTTCTCTGTTGCGTAATAGGTGAGCATCATGGCAAGGATTCCGAACCGTGATGCTCGACTCTATGTCGAGCAACGTAAGCCCTTTGAGGGTTCAAACATATGGGGTGTATGGCAGAAGTCCACTCTGGTCGAGGATGGGTCAGAGTTCTATGTCGTGTACAGTTTCGGTCATCATTTCCCCATGTATGTGTGGTCAGAGGGGGTATGGTTTGAGAATGAGGACAGGTTCAGCCGTACTACATCCAAGCATCAGACCCAATGCCGCCCATCACGTACCACTATCCTGCTATCAACGGCATGGATGAAAAAACTAGCCACCCTTGGGTATAGGGGGATAGCAGGACAGCGTGTACTCACAGGAGAACCAGCCTAATGGAAGATTACCACTTACCAATATGCACCAACTGCTATGCAGTCAGAGTCGAGCCACATCGCCGCAATATGACAAGACCAACATGTATGGCATGTGGGGAGAAACTTGCCAAGCAGCGTAAGTTTACGGTGGCATGTAGCAACAAGCAGGGGTACGAGTTGATTACCAACATTGACTACCTCAAACAACTTAACCCAAAAAGGACAATGTAATGTTCCATAAACCTAGACGATCATTACCGAAAGTATTTACCGCCATTGGTACATTCATTGCCTTGGCGGTATTTGTAGGGCTTCTCGCCGCCATGATTCTTGAGTGGATGGTGGGGTGTGGGGAAACCTATGTCGATTCCAAAGGGGTACGGCATAGGTATGAGTGTGTGTTCTTAACTATACATAATGAAGGGGTAAAGAAATGAAACGTCTGTTCACGCTACGGCATGGCAGAGGTGGAGCCATGGTTCATGTCCTGACATCGGACAACCGCATCGAACCTGTCCACTTTGGCAACAAGATGATAGCCAAGCAAGCCCGTAATAGCGGCAATGGCTTGGTGGTATCCAAGGGTTATGACCATGACAAATTCAAAGGAGCAAGATAATGCGAGCCGCGACACTTAAAGCAACCATCAAGTCACTATTCCCCATTCAGCGTACGATCTGCATTGAAGGCAGTCCGGGGGGTGGCAAGACAACCATCGTCCATGAAGTTGCCAAGGAGATGGATGTACCCTGCATCGAGCGGCATATGCCAACCATGTTGGTCGAGGACTTCGGCATCCTGTTCCCTGATGGTGATGACCAACTGAAGTACAAGCTGCCTGATTGGTTCCCCATCAAGGGTAAAGCCCCTGAACGTGGCATCTTGCTGTTCGATGACCGCAACCAAGCCAATGCAGATTTGCAGAAGGTGCTTGCCAACATATGCCAAGCCCGAACATTACACGGCACACCGATGCCTGATGGATGGATGGTTATCTCGACAGGCAATCGTCAAGCTGACAGAGCAGGTGCTAACCGAGTACTTGGACATCTTCGCAATCGTGAGACTGTCTATGAACTTGACACACACCTTGATGACTGGACATCATGGGCTATTGACAACGGTGTCAAGCCTGAGGTTGTGGCGTTCATTCGCTTTCGTCCCAACTTGTTGCATGATTACGATCCACAGCGTGACCAGAACGCTACGCCTCGTTCATGGGTTGAGGGTGTATCCGATGTGCTTGGTACTGTCCCTGCCGAGGCAGAGTATGAGTCATTCAAGGGTGCAGTAGGGGAAGGTGCGGCGGCAGAGTTCGTTGGCTTCGTAAAAATCTTCCGTACTCTGCCCAACCCTGACGCTATATTGCTCAACCCAACTACCTCAGATGTACCGAAAGACCCTGCAACATTGTATGCCTTGAGTGGTGCATTGGCTGACCGTGCTACCGAGGCAAACATGGAGCGAGTATGTACCTATGCTGAACGTATGGGTGGTGACTTCTCTGTTCTGACCATCTCATATGCTGCTCGTAAGAAGCCTGAGTTGACCAACACGCAAGCATTTACGAAGTGGTCGTTGGCACATCAGGACATCCTGTTCTAACCACCGAGGGGCAATGCCCCTCATTCAACAACATCATGGAGGAATGAAATGAATCTATCTGACCGCGCATTACTGGTGCAACTGTCCATCTCCCAATGGACTGCCCGTAAGTATGACAAGAAGGCAACCCAAGAAGTTGCCGTTACCTTCAATACATCGAAGGACGCAGGACGCTACAACAAGTCGTTGCTACCCATGAACGACTACCTTGACCGTGTGCATAAGAAAACCACCCATATCCGTGAGAAGTTCTACAAGAACACGCTGCCATGGGGTATCGAAGGCACGATGATGTTGCCCACTACCAACTACCTTGCGTTCATGACTGAGTTCCGTAAGGAAAAGAACGAGTGGCTGACCTTGGTGGATGACTTTGTTGACGAGTATCCAAGGCTTCAGATGGATGCACAACGAGTACTTGGTGGGTTGTATGCTGACTCAGACTATCCAACTCCTGACGCTATTGCCCGTAAGTTCAACATCGACATGGCGGTATTCCCTGTACCCACTACTGACTTCCGTTGTCAGATAGCGAGCGATGAGTTGACACGTATCCAACAGGATGTTGAGGCACGGGTAGCTAATGCTCAGGCTACTGCCATGAACGAGGTATGGCAGCGTATGTTTGATAAGGTCAAGCATATGGCTGAGAAGTTGGCTGACCCCAAGGCAATCTTCCGTGATACCTTGGTGGATAACCTGAAAGACCAGTGTGCCATGTTGTCTCGACTGAACTTCATGGATGACCCGAACCTTGAAGCCTTACGGCAACAAGTTGAAGGAACACTTGCATCGCATCACCCAGATGCTTTGCGTAATGACCCTGACCTTCGCCGTGATACTGCGGCAGAAGCCAAAGCAATCATGGACAAAATGTCCGTCTTTATGGGAGCCTAATATGACTAGCGTAATGCCTACATCTGTCGTGCGTAATACCAAGTACGCCGATATGACACCGTTGACTGATGCTCAGAAGGCGGTGCAACACAAGCGAATCATCAAGGCACGTACTGCCTTGGTGTTGGAGCATCCGTTCATCGGTTCCATTGCATTGAACTTGCCATTCAGTTTCGATGACAAGATTCCTACTGCGGCAACCAATGGCAAGAACATCAAGTACAACCCTCGCTTTGTCGAGTCATTGACCGATGAGGAAGTGAAGTTCTTGGTTGCTCATGAGTGCTTTCACCCTATGTTGGAACACAACTTCCGGCGTGGTGGGCGTCATCCTCGCAAGTGGAACCAAGCAGGTGACTATGTAATCAATCAGCTATTGACTGACGATAGCATCGGCAAGATGCCTCAGGGCGGTTTACTTGACCCTCGTCTACACCAAGCAGGTGGCGGTACTACCGATGGTATCTACAACTTACTGCCTGAACCTGATGATGGTGGGGATGGTGGTGACCCAATGGATGACTGCGAAGATGGTGATGGTTCACCTGCCGAGAAGGAACAACAAGCGGCAGAGTGGAAGGTCAAGGTAGCCCAAGCAGCACAAGCGGCGAAGATGATGGGCAAGATGTCGGCAGGTCTTGAGCGTCTTGTCACCGAGGTATTACAGCCTAAGGTTGATTGGCGTGACGTATGGTATCGGTTCTTCCAACGATGCAAGGATGACACACGTTCATATGCTAGACCCAACCGTAGGTTCCTTGCACAAGGAATGTATCTGCCTAGTGCCTCAGGTGAAACCCTTGGTGAGGTACTGTTCGCCATTGACTGCTCAGGTTCCATTAACCAACAAACCATTGACCAATTTGCGGCAGAGATTCGTATTACTAAGGACGACTTCAATCCTGCTGCTATTCATCTTGTGTACTTTGATAGCGAGGTATCACACTATGAACGGTTCGGTCGTGACGATGACCTGCATGTCGAGCCTCATGGCGGTGGTGGTACTGACTTTGCACCTGTGTTTGAGTTCATCAAGGAACGTCAGATTGAACCTGTTGCAATCGTATTCCTGACTGACCTGTGCTGTAACTCATTCGGTGAACAACCTGACTGCCCTGTGCTATGGGTATCCACCGATGAAGGTACTGCCCCATTCGGTGAAGTGGTGGTGATGTAATGATTACATACGCCGAACTACTGGCGTTGAGTGTATTCGTGGGTATGGGATGCTACATCTCATACCTGCGGTACAAACTCACGACCTCTGAACAGAAAAGATATTTCCTTGAGACAGTCATTGTCGATGTCTGCGAAGGCAACGTCACGATAAGGAGAGAACGCGATGGATTTAGCATACATAAAACAGAACGCCAAACTGTTGGAAAAGTATAGGCACTTCAACGTAGACACTATTGACTGGTGGGATGATGTGTTCGAGATGTTCACCGAGGACATGAAAGAGAAGGGCATTGCAGTAGACCGCATGTTCTTCTCAGGCTTCTGTTCGCAGGGTGATGGTGCTTGTTTCGAGGGTGAGATAGATGACATTGAAAGATTCTTCTCTCACAACTTTAAGTACACCGACTATCCAATCATCCAACAGCTTATTAAGCATGGCGGTACGGTGAGTATGAAGTGCGTTCATCGTGGGCATTATTACCATGAGAACTGTACTGTGTTCAGCATGGATAGTGACTGCTTCTACAACCTATGGCAACAACCTGATGAACTCCGACAACATGTTGTTCGTGCATTGGACGAGGGACTTGGGTATGAACTCGTGCATTTTGAGGAAGATGTTGTATCCATATTCAGGAACTACATGCGTGAGTTATATAAGCGGTTGGAAGATGAGTATGACTCATTGGTAAGTGATGATGCAGTAGCCGAAGCGATTCTTGAGTACGACTTATATGAGGAGGTCGATGATGATGGGGATACTTGACTACGACAAGATAACGGAAGAAGGAAAGGTTTTCATTGACATGGACGCCCTACCTGACGATGTAGTGGGGTTAGACATATTGCAGGATTGGATATGTGACCTTCAAGCAATATACGCAGCGAGACATGCGGAAGTTTTTAAACCAAAAGGAGAATGACATGGCGACAGTACGATTCAGCAAAGAACTACAGGATGCAATCCTGAACAACGCACGGATTGTGTTCAACAAACAGAGAGAAGATGCGGATAACAACCGTCCATCCGATGAGTGGGGTGACAAGATATATAACACGCTGTTCGGTGAGCATACTGCTGTACTCAATGCAGTACCACCATACTTTTTCAACATGGTAGACAAGATCAAGGTAGAACATATTGGTACTCTACCAGTCAACCTTGAGTTCAAACTCAACAGTAAAAGACCCATGCCACATGAGTTTCCTGATACTGAACTAGCTAAGAAGTCAGGGTACTACGGCAACGACATACACCTCAAAGATAATCTTACATGGGGTGAATTCCATGCCGATGTAACACGGTGGAAGCAGAGCATCAAGGCAGTAGAAGAAAAGCGTACTGCGTTCATCATGCAGGTCAAGAAGATCATCGAAGCACACGCCACCCTTGCTCCTGCTCTCAAGGTATGGCCTCCGTTATGGGACTTGGTTCCTGAGAACTACAAAGAGAAACATCGTGAAGTGAAGGAACGAGAGAAGAAAGAAGTATCTCTCGAAGGCGTGGACTTATCCTCGCTGACTTCCATTGTTGTTGCCAACAAACTTACACGATAAGGAACAGACCATGACAGTAGCAACTAAAGACTGGTGGAATAGGTGCGTCCTGCGCACCTATGATGATTTCCATGCCCACTTTATGACAGCCCGAAACAAAGATAAGGGTAAACCCCTGAAGTCTTGGGCTAGGATATACAAGAATGGCTCAACCCTTGAGTTCTATTTCGGTGACCGTACCGGATTGAAGTTCGGTGAACTAACACCCGACAACATCTTTACGTTCACCGAGTCCCCTCATACCGTTCGCAAGATAGCAGCGGTAACATTCTCATCAAGCATATATAAAGCCCTGCCACTTATGTGGCAACGGGTGGGTGTCGCCCGATACCGCGTTAGCCATACTTCTGCCATCCCCGAAGATAAAGATCGCGGCTACATGGTGTGGTCTTACATGCGGCAAGACGCACCTGAATACTTTCAGGGTATGCAGTTCGACATGTTGACAGGTGAGTGCCTCAACCGACGACCTGATTTCAACACTACCGTTGACCATGGGCAACGCAAGGTATGGCTTAACTCACTACGCAAATTCAAGTATGGCGTCAGAGCGCGTACTCGTATCGGCGCGTTCGACCCGCTAATCCAAACACAAAAGAATCTTCCGCGCAGTAATAACTCTGTCCCTGATTGGGCTGCTCCTGAGTGGCAAGACCTTCTATATACATCTATTCGCGACAATCAATTCCCTATGGAACTCTTGAATGGTTTCGCTGCACACGCAGTACACGACCGATGGTACTATCATCGTGGAAATATAAAAGCAGCAGACATCTTAGCTGCTGTTGATGATGTGTGTAAAACGCACAGCATTGACTTGCGTAAACGATTCGGAGTGTTTGATGAAGTGTCCAAGTTGCACAAGGAGGATGAAGTGTCTTGATACACGATGGCAAGAGGCGACCAAGACTACTGTAAGGCGGCACGCATGTGACTGCGGGGTACGGGGAAGGACTATCGAAAGTTGGGATAGTTCCCCTGCCCCTCAGGGTAATACCCTACGACAGCCAAAGAGCAAGAAGTTGCCAGTTGTTAAGGCGTCTGATTCCTTGCAGGCTGCCATGTATAACATGACAAAGAAACAGAAACATGTTGCTGATAAACACAAGCCTCCCAAGTCTGCGTTCGATTCAATGGATGAGGACTATTCCTATGGTGATAGGTACGATGACATAGGCATCGACATACCGAGGGGGGATGACTGGTAGGGTAACTACGAACTTGACAGCAATGCAAAGTAGCATAACAATACATAAAAACAAAGGCGAAGGAAATCACAATGACCATTGTTGTATGGGATGGCAGTACTCTCGCTGTAGATAGGGGAGTCTCCGATGGCTATACCATGTGGGAACAGGACAAGGCATGGCGACTAGGCGATGCCGTACTTACAGGTGTAGGAACAATGACGCTCGTGATTGCGATGCGTGACTGGTACATCAACGGGCATATCCCTGACCAATTCCCCCCTCAACAAACATTACCTGATAGATGGTGTGAGTTCATTGTCGCAACACCTGACGGTTTGTTTCGCTACGAACGGTCACACATCCCAATAGAACATGGCAGGAACAAGTGCGCCTTTGGCTATGGCAAGGACTTTGCCTATGGTGCGATGGCTATGGGCGCAACAGCAGAGCAAGCGGCGCATGTTGCTTGTAAGTTCTCCCCTCATTGTGGGATGGGGGTAGATGTCTTTAACTTTTGAAGGAGAACAAAATGAAACCACAAAACTCTCAGATTACCGACGCGGTAACGCAAGCCAACCACAAACAAATTGGTGGTGACCATTACATGAACATGGGCGTCCAACCATGGAAGGCAATGGAGTCGTGGATGACACCCGAAGAATTCCGTGGGTTCCTCAAGGGTAACGCAATCAAATATCTTGCCCGAAGCAATACTAAGGGTGGAGTAACTGATCTGCGTAAGGCATACCACTACCTTGAGAAACTCATTGAGGAGGTCGGCGATGAGTGAACTTGCTACGGTACTCTCTTTTGCTGGCGGCATATTCGTAGGAGCAGGGTTGATGCTGTTCCTATTGGTCATCGCTATAGCGACAATGTTCTTTTGGGGTGATGAATAATGGACATAGTTACCATTGACTTTGAAACCTTCTACTCGAAGGACTTCTCACTCTCCAAGATGACAACGGAATCCTATATCCGTAGTCCTGAGTTCGAAGTGATTGGCGTGGGGGTCAAGGTTAATAAAGACCCAACCGTATGGTACAGCGGCAGTAATGTGAAGGGATTTCTGACTGGCTTGGACTACTCCGACAAGGCTATCCTCTGCCACAACACAGCGTTCGATGGGGCAATCCTATCGTGGCATTACGGCATCAAGCCGAAATTGTGGCTAGACACCCTGAGCATGGCGCGACCCTTGCACCAACTTACTGTGGGCGGTTCGCTCAAAGCACTCGCTACTTACTACGGGCTTGGGCAGAAGGGCGAGGAAGTTCTGCAAGCTATCGGCAAGCGCAGGGCTGACTTCTCCGCTGACGAACTGGCGCGGTACGGTGAGTACTGTAAGAACGATGTGGAGTTGACCTATGAACTGTTCAAGAAACTAAGCAAGGGGTTCCCCATCTCGGAACTCATGGTCATCGACCAAACCCTGCGTATGTACACCGAACCAGTGATCGAGTTAGATGTGCCTGTGTTACAGCAACATCTTGCTGAGGTACAAACACGCAAGCGTTCGCTGCTTGCGGACATGGGAATCGGGGTAGGCGGGGAGCAAGCAGTCAAGGACATGCTCATGTCCAATCAGAAGTTTGCCACTTACTTAGAATCACTTGGTGTCGAACCACCGAAGAAGGTAAGTGCCAAGACAGGCAAGGAAGCCTACGCTTTCTCAAAGACCGACAAAGGATTCACCGACTTGCTAGAACATCCTGATGATAGGGTGCAAGCGGCGGTGTCTGCTAGGCTCGGCGTCAAATCCACTATTGAAGAAACACGCACCGAAGCACTCATCGGTGTGGCAGAGCGTGGTCGGCTACCCATCATGCTCAACTACTATGGCGCACACACAGGGCGATTCTCAGGCGGCGACAAGCTGAACTTGCAGAACTTACCTGCGCGTGGCAACAACTCTATACGTCGTGCGCTAAAGCCACCGGCAGGACACAAGGTAATTGCAAGCGACTCGTCGCAGATCGAAGCACGTATGGTTGCCTATGTCGCAGGGCAGGAGGACTTAGTACAAGCGTTTGCTGAAGGGCGCGATGTGTATTCAGAGTTTGCTACTGAAGTCTATGGGCGCAAGATAACGAAGGCTGACAAGGTAGAACGATTCGTAGGAAAGACCTGCATCCTTGGTCTTGGCTACGGTATGGGGGCAGAGAAGTTCCGCAGGACTCTTGAGATCGGGCAGGGCGGTATCTCCGTCAAGATTGAGTTGAGTGAAGCCGAACGCATCGTCCGGTTGTACAGGCAGAAGAATCATCGAATAGTATCTTTGTGGTCGAAGTGCAATAACGCGCTTAACCAAATGGTGTGCGGTCAATCGGGACAGATTGTCGATTGGATTCCGTTCGACAACGAGGGCATCATTCTACCGAACGGTCTACGTATACGCTACCCTGCGCTACGGCAGGAGGGGAATCAGTACATCTACATCGCTGACCCGCGAGAGTACCGCAAGGCGGTAACGAAGCGAGTGATGACAGGCGAGGTTGAGGAAATCAACTGGACTAAAATCTACGGCGGTAAGGTGACAGAGAACCTAGTCCAAGCACTCGCACGAATAGTTGTTGCTGAACAGATGGCTGCGATTGGGCAGCACTACCATGTTGCCTTCCAAGTTCACGATGAAATAATCATCACGGCCCCGGAGACAGATACGTCTAACGCCGAACAACTTCTTGTCAGGATAATGTCCACCCCACCAGTCTGGGCGGCAGGGCTACCCGTGGCTTGCGAATCAGGAATTGCAGACAACTACGGCGAAACCTGATATATTGGAACCTCAATCTGAGCAAGGGCGGTGGAAGTCCCACCGCTGACAATCTATGAAACTGAGTCATTCATACAGTTCAATCAAACTGTACGAGAACTGCCCCTACCGTTACTTCCGTCAGCGTGTTCTGAAGGATGTGGTCGATGAGGGTGGCGAAGCGTCCAAGTATGGTGAACGTATCCACGAGTACCTTGAGCATCGCCTCAAGTCCAACAAGATGTTGCCACAGGATGTGGCGCATTACGAACCTCTCTGCGCATCGGTGGAAAAGATTGCGCAGGATGGGCAATTACTCATCGAACATGAGCTTGTACTGACCGACAACCTTACACCAACAGGTTGGTGGGATGCTGACGCATGGCTCCGATCCAAACTAGACATCTTGGTATTGAATGGAACATTAGCCAATGTGATGGATTGGAAAACTGGCAAGCGCAATGCTGACCAGTTTCAGATGCAGTTGTTCGCGGCTCAGGTGTTCAAACATTTCCCCGAAGTAGATACAGTCAAGACCTCCCTCGTATGGCTCAAGACCATGGAGATGGATACGGAGACTTACTATAGGGGGCAGGTCAATGAGATATGGGCTGACGTAATGAGGCGTATCCAACGTATCTATACGTCCCTTGAACACGACAACTGGCCTATGAAACCGTCAGGGTTATGTCGCTTCTGTCCTGCTCGTCACGATTGTGTGAGTGCTAGGGTTTAACCTGATAAAAAATACTTGACAGGAGCGTAAAGTGTCT